GTCAACCACGATTAAAAGGTTGTAGTTGTGCTGTCCTGCAAGGTTTTCAGGATTTGCTTTACTGGTTGTTTTAGGGAGGACATACCAGCTATCTTTAAATCCTTTTACATAATACCGTTTTGCTTCCTTCACGAAATGAGGAACTTGCCACGGATGCATACGGCTCATGTCTTCCATCACGCCATCTAGGTACTTCCAGATAACAGAACGAGCCTGATCTAAGTTTGTCGCAGTTAATATTGCGTTTGAGCGCGGAAATACGCGCAAGTGCCAATCAAGCACCCAAGCGTAAATAAAGCTTTTTCCAGTGTTATGGAGAATCGTTCCATCTTCGTGCAGGAACAAAGGAGAATTTTCTAACTCAAAGCCATAATATGGCTGATTTCCAAGAGAGGAACATGATCTAATCGTTTTTTCAGTACCGTCATTGGTGATACAGCAGTATTTACGTTTTTTTCGCGTACTCCATTCAAGCCAGCGCTGAACGGCGATACGGTACATAGAGCCGGTTTCTGTATGCTTTAGGTACAGTATATGTTGGTCGTTATATTCATGCCTAGTGCCATCAGAGAAATAGAACCGATACATAGGTTCCACACCATAGCAAAGCTGGAATACAGGCCGTGGGGTGCCATCATGCCCCATAAGGACATCGTCTGTCGTGATGTTCTCAACACTTTGTATGGTTCCGTCATATAAGCGTATGGGGGTTCCAGCACTAAAGCAGCCATGACCTGACGATACTGCAACTCGACTTCCTGCGTTCGTTACAGCAGATAACACATCCATTTGTTGCCAAGTCGGGAGGTAGCGGCAGTGATCTATGACGTATCGAGGCAGATCATCGTAATAACGTAAGGAAAATTCAAGATAACGCTTGTCGCTAAGTATTGTCTTTACTTTCTTTTTCGCCATTAACGAACGCCTCTTTGCCGGAAAGCTTGTTTTTGATGCTTTGTACTTCTTCTCTGCGTTTTGGCAGGAAGTCGTCTTTCTGAGAATCTATCTTTTTCTGCTTCTCTATGTATGCGGCATTTAGCTCTTCTGCTGTCGGGAAGTTTCCGCTATCGTCAACATCTTCTTCTGGAGCTTCTTCTTTTGTAGCTAATTTTAAGATTGATTCAGGGATAGGAATGCCCTGCATGTCCAGATGGAGCATTGCTTCTGTTGCTGTTTTAGTTCCTTCCAATACTGCTTCAAGCATCTCAACTTGCTCTGAACTTCTAGGGCGCTGTGCTCTGTAGTCGCTTTGGTCAAGTCTGAATAGCTTAAAGAGCATATTCAAAGATGGCATTGAATCACGTTGTTTTACTTTTAATTCAGAGCCGCCATTCGCCATTGTGCTTTCTGTAACCTCCGCGATGGATGCAAGAGCACGCTCTGACATATCTGCGGTGTCATACAGGTAGACACCGCCGTCCCTAATCTCTGCAATGTCAGTAAATTTAGCCATACCAAGATCAACTATTCGTTGCAGAACATCGAAGGCAGTAATATCTAGCCGCTCAAAATAATCGTTAAGGCGCTGTTCTATTTTATAGGCAACATTAGGCTTCTGTAGTAGTTCATACCCTCTATTTTTTGCGCCTCTTTGGGAGTAGCCAGCAGCTAATGCAGCTTGTGTTGCATTTTGCTTACAATCTCCGACATAATGAAAAACAAAGGCCTCTTCCTTACTGGTAAGAGGCCTATCTTTTGAGATCGTTTTGTATTTCATCTCCCGTAAAGATGGAGATGGTTTTCTTGAGCCTTTTTTGTTGCTCATCTCGCCTCCGACTATAAAACTACGCGAGACAGCCAGCCCTTAATAAAGTCACGCTGGCTTACTTTTTTAGAGGCCAACGTGAGGTAATGATTTCCCTGTAACACGTTAAGCGCTTTAAGCATTGGAGGAAAATAGGCATGTAATGCGTTAACCGCATACATGGTTCGATCTCCTATAATGCCGTCAACGACAAGGTCTTGGAAAAGGGTATTGCCTTTTCTGTCTTCTTTGTTGAAGGCATTACAAATAGTTTGCAAATTTTTAGCAGAGCGAGAGACCCCTGCATTAACTGCAAATTCGAAGAGCTCTGTGCAGAGCTCTGGGGAGTTGCAGTCGTCAAGCAGTAATCTGTCCCAGAAGTTCTTCTTGTAGAAGCGCTGAACGCTCTGATCCAGTTCTTCTTCACAGTTCAAGCAAGCCGGAAAGTCTGGTTCAGACTTCATGCGGTCAATAATGCTCCAACCGTCCCAATTCGGATGAAAGTTTCTGGCAATTCCTTTGTAGGTTTCGCCGCCACGATCCTTCGGATGATTTGCGTAGCCACCTTCGTGCTGAATAAGTGTTTTGTAAGCAGTGATGAATACAGGGTTCATAGCGTTCTCTTTTGCAGTTAAATTTTTCCGACTTTTTGTTGTGCTTCGTCTTTACGGAAAGAGCCCAATGAGGAGCCGAGGTAGTAGTTCACAACGGCACCGAAAGCAGTTCCCAGTGATCCAAGCAGCAACAGCGCTGGTTCACTCACATCCGGCGTTGAGACAACAATGTTCAGCATCCAGAAAAAACCGCAGATAACCACAAGTGCAACCACACCTGTTACCCATGCGCCACCATGTCCAGCTTTTGCTAGCGCTACTTCACGCGCCCTTGCGTCCTGAACATTCTGCAATTCGGCATTTAATTGTGATTGTTGCCATGTTAACAACTGCTTTTGTTGCTGAACTTCAAGTTTTTTTAATTCCAACAAGGTATCCGGATTTTCTAATGCCTTTGCTACTGCCTGTGGTTCTGGTTCAACGCCAAGAAAACTACTGATAAGTGTTCCTGCGGCTCCAGCGACGGCTCCTACAGGGCCACCTAAGACCCCTCCTAAAATAGGGGCAGCTTTTGCCACAGTGCTGGCAATATCTTTCCAATCCATAACAACTCTCCTTACCCTTGCATTTCAGTTTCCAATAGGTTGCAAGTGTCCTTTTGCGGGAATAGCCAAAAGACACCATTGCTCAAGCGCCTTGCCTGATTTTCTCGTATTAATTGCTTTGCGTATTCCAATTTAGAATCGCAGTGCTCAGTGACATTTATGGCATTGCCGACGGAATATGTGTGTGACTGGATGGAGGGAGAGTGTGCCGGATGAAACAAGCTGGTTTTTGTTACTTGCAAAATAAGCTCGTTATTGCCGACATAACCACACTCAAGATATGTGCAGCTTAATGATCCATGTTTACCACCTGTCTGGTGGTATTTAATAGCTTCATCACGGGCGTGAACATCTGTAGAAAGACAGATATCACCATAGGTGTGTTGTAATCCGGTTCGCTCGCGGTATGCGTTGAGTAGCTCCAGATCATCTTTATCTTTGATGAGTGAAACGCATTCATCTAGCCGATTTTCAGGGATTCCAAAAAAAGTATGACAATGCGGTTTATTCGCAAATTCATAAAAATAGGCTTCTTCTTCGACATCCCATCGTTTAAGCCAGACAAGACTTTCTATGTTATGTGTCAATAATTCTAAAACCTGCTTTTGATAGTGGGTTTCAGTTGCCTCTTTTCGAGCCTGAGAAATTAAAGTCGATAACTCTGTGTTACCAGCCAGATTTTTACCTTTATTTCTTCGGAAAAAAGAAAGAATACGTTGTCTCATCCTTTGCCACCTACTGAAAAAATTTTGCTACACTATTTTTAATTACAGTCGATCCGATAATCCCCGCACACGCCGCTACTATGGTAAATATCCACCACATGACTGTGGTTCTAAATTCGACCTTACGTAAGCGTCGTTGGGTATCTTCACCAGTCAACTGCTGTGCAAGCATATCAAGCAGTTTGGAAAGTGCGCTTTCATCGCCCATCGGTACCTCTTATGTCTCATGATGTTCGACCTAACATTCTACAAAGAATGTGTGTTGGCGAGGTACCGTGACGATATGTGATGTATTTATCTCTTTTTTTTCCGAAATTCGTAGGCACGTTCTACAAGCGTATCATGTGAAGCTCTGGCAGCTTCTTCAAGGCTGTTAATATCTTCCTTATCAACTTCTGCTGTTCCATAACGAAACCCACAATTTTTGCAGTCATAGATTCGCAGATTCGTTGACCCCCACGCTTGAGTGCTAAAGGCAGCTTGCTTATCACTACCGCATACTAGGCACCGCATGGCTTTCCCTTTTTCCGCTTATAGGTAAGTTGTTAGAAGAAAAGACATTTGCGAATACAGCATCAATGTCGATAATCATTTCACGAGTTTCCCACTTGTATCCGCAACTTTTGCAACGGCGTTTTCGGATATTGAAAGTAGGAGTATTTTCTTTCCGGATAGTTATGAGGTTTGAACCACAAGCCTTACACTTCATATTGTTTAAACTCCCCATTGATGTATGAATAAACAGCACTTAAGGCTTCTGAGCAGCCATGACATACCGCAACTGCGTATCCACGCTGAACAAATTTTTTACACCAGTTCTTTTGTTCTGGTGAAAGACTTCCCCCATCAGCACGTTTCATTTCAATTTTCAATCCATGAAATCCGTGCAAAGGCTCATCAATACTAATGTCGAGGACACCAGCTTTGACGCCCTCTGCTTTTAACTTTTTGGCTACAGTGGGGTCTCTTTTGCCACCGTTCGGTATGGCGTAGGCGACACTGTATAGCTTTGGCATTTCGCTCTTTAATTTTAAGAAAAACTCAACCTGCTCCAGATGCTCATGCTCAATCTGTGCTTTTTTTCTTTTTCCACACGGCTTAGAACACATGGCACGGTATCTTTTGGCAGTAATCACTTCCGTCATTACTGATCCACCGATGCCCGTATTTTTGTGCGTTCTTCAAGTCGAGTTACTTCGTGGTCTAATTTTTCAAAAAAGTGTTCCCACAGCCTGTTTTTATCGAGAAGCTTAACGCCAACAATCAATCCATTTGTTGCCTCTTGAATAAGCTCTTGCTCGACGTTGTGAGAACCTGAATTTGCTGCTGGTGAAAGGAATCGTTGTGCAGCGAGGGCGAGCTCTTGTAGCTCTTCTACGGTCTTGGTATTATTTTCGTGAACAGTGAAGGCGTGATTTGCTTGTCGAGCCACGGTTAGGATGCGCTGAATCTTTTGCACGCCTAACCCGTATGGCAAGCAGCCAGCGTTATCGTAATGTTCCAAAGTTTTTTTGAGCGTCTTGCAGTGAGAACAGACTGTTCCTTCAGTTCTACACCCGATATGACCACCACAGCACTCACAGCGAACATCACGCCGTACCCCTAGCACTTTTCGTTCTTTCGTTTCCTTGCGACAATCAACACAAAGCTCATGCTTGTTGCGGCTACTTAACTGGCTGCCGCATTCAGCACAAAAACGCATTGCATTGGCTTTTTTAATTTCTTTATCGCAAGTGGAGCAAATATTACCAGAACAGCGAATTCCAACCTTACCGCCGCACTCGGAGCAGACAACGCCATTTTTATAGCCACGCCCATGTGACTTTTTTGCTTGCTGGCAAGTCGTGCAAACATTCCCCTTTGTTCGCACACCAATCCGTCCTCCACACTCTTCGCAGAAGACCCCTTTCTTATAACCTTTTCCATTTCCTTCGTTCGGAAATTGCGACTGACTTTTTGTCATATCGCAGTTCCTACAAAAAGGATTTGAAGCTTGATTATGAAGACATTGGCGCTTTGATAAGCGGCAGTGCAGCACCGTACATAAAAAGTATTGGTCGTTAGTCGTCATCTCATCCCCTTGAACTAAACGCCCCTCTCCCTCTGAATAGCTTCCCCTATACTCAGAGAGAGGAGTGAATTACTTTAATCGAAAAGAAAAGACCTGTTTAAGACAGCATTTACAAATATCCGTATTCGTGAAATCACTTTAAATGATGTTAAAGAAAATTTAGTCAAAATTTTCATATGTAACTCATTATATCCCAAGACATACTCTAATTCTAGTGAGCATTTACTTTTCGTGAAATGCTTAATTATCAATATGTTTAGCAATAACAAACAGCCTCTACGCTCTGAAAAGATACAGAGTGTAGAGGCTGTCTCTTGCCTTTAAACGGCTTTTATGTGTGGTAAACTGTGTTTATTGTAATAAAACTATTAGCTTTTATTCACGCTTTAAAAAACATAAGAATGAATAAATTTCACTAAACAGAACTAGCTTGTACTTAGTCTAGTTTGAATTCAATTTTTTGATATAGTAAATAGTATGATTCTTGACGTTCTTTGCTTCCGAATGGATCGAGTTGAGCACTAGTAACTCCTTCATATTCATTGTGCATTGCCTCTTGTGGTATTTCTGGGAGCATTGCAATGTCTATATCATCTTCTACATGGGGTGCGGCTCTTGTTGGGTACTCAGAGTTAAGTCGTGCAGTATATTTATTTGCACAGCCCTTCGAACAGAACCGTTGAGAACTGGTTACTTTTGTTTGAAATTTACTCCCACACTCTTCGCAAAAGCGCTGTTCTCGCGGCACTCTCCGCGCCTCATAGAAGCACTTGCGGGAGCAAAATTGTCTTGGGCGATATTTTTGTTGTTTTTCCGATACCTCGAACTCTTCTTCGCAGCTAGGATTGGCGCACTGCAATGTGATTTTTTTCATATTCAAACTCCGTTTATAGGAGTTGTAACTATGTAATGTTACTAAGTCAAACCACTTGTAACAAATTATAATGCTAAGACCGTCCTTTGTTGCAGACAAAAGAAAAGCCTCTCTAAACACGAAAGAGAGGCTTTTCTTTATTGGATATAGATAGTTGATCGAGCAGAACCTATCTGCATAATCCGCAACGTCCATGATCGCGGAACAATCGCCCAAGGATTGGGATATAGCTGAGCTTTGAGCTCTGCCACATCTGGCATCCGTTTCGCGTACATTGGTAAGCAAGGATGTGGGCAGGTTCCTTTACATCAGCCCCATTTATGATCTTTGTGATTAGCCCAGTGTCTTCTGTGGACATTCCGGTAAGCATCGCTGCTGTGTGGCGCATAAAAGGACACATTGGAGCGACTTTCATTAAAACCCACCTGCCTGTCGCATCCAAGGTTCAGCAGTGCGAACCGTATTAGCGCTTGGGAAGTGCTTACCGTCGAAACGATGGGCTCTGTCGTCAATGTACATAAGCGCTGGAACCTTACTGTGCGTAATTGTCATTTCTGACACTGGGTATTCGTTGTCCTCTAGCCAGTTCCGAATGGCTTCTTGTCCTGCACATGTTCGTGCGCGTGAAGAGCTTACAACAACGCGAAGTCCAGAGTCGATAAGTTCTGTGATCCACTGGACGGAACCGTCAACAGGCTCATCTGGAATAATCGTTGTGCCACACCATCCTGATTTGTAAGAGTGAAGCACACCATCAAAGTCAACACAAACAGCAGGTTTATTAGTCATTTTGTAGCAATCCCCTAATAGGTCTGTATCCCGTAATAAATGGACTGGATAATTGAACGACTCCACCAAAGCGGTTGATAGGCTCAGCTTCTCCGGCTCGAACATGAGCAGCCATATGGCTTTTATATGCCCTTGCGTTCTTGCTAATTATTCGCTTGCAGATAGGGCATTCAACCTTGCGGAATCGTCGGCGGGACAAATTTATGTTCCTTTCCTTTATGATGGCTGAGTTGTGCATTACAGTCTGAGCATTTGCGCGGCTGTCTTATGAAGTCCGCTCTTGTCATTCTATACACATGCATTGTTTTGCAATCAGTACAATACACTACAAATTTAATCATAAAATACTCATGAAAGGGTGTGCTCTCCTTTCTGGATACGGAAAAGGAGAGCACGTTAGCGAGTCACCTCACACCATCGATCACATTCAATGTTCAATTTGTATGGAAAGAGTCAGTGCTCGTTAGAGAAGAAACTTGCGGGAGGTAGGGCAGAAGCTTTTACTTCTGCCCTATGCTTCCAATGTAGCAGTGGCGTTCTGAGTCCAAGGAAACAATCTTCAGCGTGATCTCTTTCCTTAAAAACTATCTTCAGTTTTGTTTTAACTGAAGCCAGTAGTCACAAAGAGGATAAGCGTCATGGATGTACGCATGTCTGTTGTGAAAATGCTTACTGGAGAAACCCGTCTCCTATCCCCTTTGTTAAAAACACAATATATCAACGGCGTTTACTTACAAATATGGGAATAAAAAAAAAGCGTATTTATATTATATATACATGCTATATAGCGTTATTAGCGACTTAAAAAAACAGCCATAAAACTTGTTCGCATAAAGCGCGTTTAAGTTTTATTTATTTGCATACTTTTAAAAAAGGCTGTAAAAGTAGGATGAAAGCAGATTATTTGTTCAATAAACATTTGCACTTTATTTAAAAGAATAAAGCGCAAATAAATAAAAACGGAGTTCTTATGCCAACCATCATTACTGTTGCGAACCAAAAAGGCGGAGTTGCTAAAACTACTTCTGTACATAACCTCGGTGACGCTATTGGGCGACTTACTGGGAAAAAGGTACTTCTTGCGGATATTGACCCTCAGTTCAACCTCACAAAAGGCGTCATAGGTAAGCCTGATCCGGAACAGTTGACTTTGGGGAACCTGCTAGAACGTGACCAGTACTACTTAGATACAGAGGGAAATAAGTGCTTTGTAAAAAAAGAACAAGCACGCGAGTATCAAGCAAGGGAAGAGTTTAAAGGTGTTCAATTTTACAAGGCAGATTATTCTGATATTCTTATTGAGTGTGAATATTTTGACTTATTGCCAGCAAGTGCAGCTTTAACTGACACAGCCGTAAGGCTGACAATGGAGCAAGCATTTCGTTCTCAGCGCCTCGCCAATGTGCTCAAAAAGATTTCTGCTGAATGTGAGTATGATTACATCCTCATCGATACACCGGCTACATTAGAAATTTTAACGCTCAATGCGTTATGCGCTTCCTCAAAAGTGATTATTCCTGTTGAATGCGAGTCATATGGCACTGATGGATTAGTTAAACTTGATGATGTTATCTACGATATTGCAGAGAACATGGAACACTTCATCGATATATTGGGTGTCTTCGCAACAAAGTTTGACAAAAGGACACGACTCCACAACGACATGCTGGATCGGATTAAGATCGACTTTGAGAAAGAAATGCTGGAAACAATCATTCCAGACAATATTAAAGTGGCGGAAGCGCCAAGCTATAAACGCTCTGTTTTAGAACATGCACCGCGTTCTTCTGGTGCTATTGCATATATGAAATTGGCAAAAGAAATTCTGACTAAACTTGAAGGAGAGTAGGAATGGCAGGAGCAGCAGGAGCAGGAGATAATAACACCAGCAGAACCCAACGTGATCAAAGCAAAAATTTGGTTGCTCCAAATGGCAGCAAAAATAATGCACCTCCTCCCCCACCTGCACCGGCTAAGCCGGAACCGCAGGTCGCAGGAAAAAGATTGTTGCCGGAACTGCGCACGACCATTCTTTTAAGCTCTGAGACGCATACAGGGCTTGTGGAGTTGCTTGAGGAACTTTCTATTAAGAAGGGGAAAAACGTTAAAAAGCAGCCCATCATGGAGCTTGCGCTACGCAACTACTTACGAGCAAATGGAATTGCACTGGATCAAGAAAACGATCCTACTCCATAAAAAAAAGGCCTCTACGAAAGAGGCCTTTTTTATTATCTTATTAATTTTTTTCAGGAGCCTTCCACTTATGAGGCCAGTCATTATCAGCGGTAAAGTCTCCACCGTTTGACTTGAGGTGTTCTAAAATATCATCCATTTCATCTGGGCAGTGACTTTCAACCCATCGTACAAATTCGTCTGTGTCGAAATATGAGTTTAGGCTGTTTTGGGAAGAAAGGAGCAGGGCAATTCGAGGACTACCGCCACAGCACGGAAGAGGATCGTCCAATTTTCTTGCTGGATTTGAAGAATGCAATTCTTTTCCAACGAAACACTCTCCACAAGAATTGCAAACCACGATCCCGCGAAGCGGATCAGCTGTCATCTTAGGAAGCTCTTCTTGTTCTACGCGGACAAGCTGCACTGTTGCTGTTACAACACCATTCTTTACGCCATGTTCCCAGTCAGTCACTTTAACAGGCTGTCCTTTGTACATTGCGAAATTACCGATCTCGCCAATTTCGGATAGTTGCCCCGTGCGCGGGAAGGCATTCCAAGTGCTAAGTTCGTCAAAGTGGTTTTCGTGAAGTGCACAATTTTCTTTCTCACAAATGAAATATCCATCTTCCCAAATCCCTTTGTTATTGCAGATCGGACATGGTTTGATGTCTGAAGGTTGTGGGAGGTTGTTCCATGCTTCGACAGAATCACTTTCAAAGGCACATGCTTCGCAGAGCACGCTGCCACCATCCAATTCATAGACGGTCTTTGTATCGCCACATTTTGGGCAGGGGCTTAATTGGTTCGCCGCTTCTACCTCTGGCTCCACAGGTGACTCTGTAGGCGCTTCTGATATTTCCTTTGGCAGTACGGCTGGCGTGTAGTTTGCGCATTCGTAAACATACCGTGAGTCCGGTTCGAGCATTTTACACTCCGGAGAACGATACCCTTCCTTCGTGCAACCTTCGCAAGTGCCGCAAAGAGAAAAGTTTGATTCATCCTCAAGCGTCATGCGGCATTGCTGTCTGCATGTATCACGCTCTATGCTGTCTTCAAAAATTTTTCCACAACGATCACAAATATAATGCATAACAAACTCCGTTTTTCTTAGATCGAGGATAAGTTAACAATTTTACTGCACCGGCGTACAATAGAGCATAAGAAGTCCCTTTCGGCACGATGGTTTGGTTCAATTGGCACTGGCTTTTTTATCACTTTGATCTGTTTCGGGTGGCAATATAGTAACCCCCAAAAATCAGGGATTTCATCTTCTACAATTAGGTCTGGTGGGCATAGGTAGTAACGAAAAGTTCCCATGCCCATTTCAGGCTTTCTTCGAAAGTACTTTTTCGCATCACGTTTAAAATCGGCGCGACTGGTTTTGCATTCAATTAAGATGGAGCCCTCCCCACCAAACCCTAAAGCGTCAGGGCGCTCTTCAACTATTGTGGTTAATTCCGCAATGGCAAAACTACAGTTCTTAGTATTCTTTAGCCATTTTACGGCGCGGTCACACAATTCAGAATGTAATTTTTTGTCGTAACTTCTAGGAGCGCTGGCTTCAGCTTTTCCTTTTTTCCGTATGACTGCCATTAAGCAGACTCGTCCTGTACAGCTTGTTTAATCTTTTCTTGCGCAGCAAGCATGTGTTGAATTTTTGCTGTAACTTCTTGCAAAATATCAGGTGTATTCACTGCATCTAGCCACATTTTAATCATTTCGCATGAGATAGCCCAAGAGTCAGCGTTCAAGCGATTGATAAGAAACTGAGCATAAAGCTGGTCTAGGTACTTTAAGCAAGTTTCGATGAGATAGATTTTCTCAAGAAATGCTCCATCTATTTCTTCGTCTTCCTGATCTTTTTCCACTTTTGGCGTCTTGAGGCTGCTAATGGAAAAATCTTCAGCTTTTAGTGCGAACTGCCATGCTTCTGTGTTGTGTTCAATGCGGATCAGAGCCTTTGTAACCTTCTTGCCGGTAGAAACACCAAGCCGTGCCTCCATAAGGTCGGAAGTGGCACCCGTTACTGTGGTGGTCTCCAGCGTTTCGCCTTCGCCGCCCTGTACGGCAATACTTCTCTCGACATAGACAATAAAGGAGTCCTTCTGGTCTACCGTCGCAAACTGGCCTCCCTTAATTTCTGAAATAAACCAAAGCCATGTCAGAAATTCCTGCCCAAGAATAACGTCAACATTTTGTCCAAGATAGTCAGCCATTTCTATGCTCCTGTGTAGTTTGCAAAATCTGTTGGTTCAACTGCGTCCAGAGTCTCAAGACAGCCCTCGCCAAACAATGATGCTGCCAGCGAATATGGGGTATACTTTTCGAGCGTCAAACCAAAGGTATGGGTGAAGTAATCTGTGAATAAGTCGATCATCTTTTCTTGCGTAGAGGTGAAGAATACTTCGCGTGTCTGCATGTTCCAGACAACATTGAAGTACGCAGGAATAGGAAGGCTTCTGGCGCGTAATTTAAGCTGAATTTGCTCTTTCAACTCTTTTTTGCGTTCGCGGGAAACGTACTTTTTCCCCTGTTCTTTTATCTTGCGTTCTTCTTCACGGAGAGCAAGGGTGAGATGCTTATTCATTACTGCTGGAGGGATACGGCGAGTATCAAGGCGCAGAGAAAATGTAAGGTATGCACCTTTTTCAGGTGGTGCAGAATGCCAGTGGGAATCGAGCATGTCATCAAAACATACCCAACCCCATCCGCGCTCTTCTGCCGTCTCCTCAATTTCTTGAAATGCGCATTGGCGCAATCGTTCCGGAATGGACGCCCATAAAGAATCTGGAATGGCTTCCATAATGATGAACCGTGTGAAAGAAACGCTCGAATTTAGAATGCTCATTAGACTTTCCTTTTTAAAGATTTCGTAACAGTCCGAAGTATAGGCTTTTTACAAACACACTTCAATATAAAGTATGCGTTTAAATAAAATTTAAATAAGCTTTATTTAATTATTTTATTTGATTTTAAAGGGTTTTTTTCAAAACAAAGCTTCAATACGCTTTATTTAAATGCGCTTTATTTAAAAAAAGTCTTTTTTAAAAGTTAGCTTCTCGAAATAGTTATAGATATCCCGCTAGCTATAATGTGCTTCTTTAGGTATAGATAGAGCGTTGTGATGCTATTAAGGAGAGTTGCTATGTACGCTACAATCACTATTTCATTCCGCAAAATGCTAGATGAAAACAAGGTAATGGAATGCACAGCTTTTGCTGCTGTCGTGAAAGAACTCCAATTGCTCTATCAAAGTATCCACTCTGAAGATGTTTGGGTCTGGTTCCAATTACGAAACCCACAGTACAATTCTATTCTGGGTGGACGTTGGTGGGATATTGAGATTGTCTGCATGACTCCCAAAAAAATAGAGCTTAACCGTATTGACTTTCATACAGACGTTTCGTGGGCGTTTAAAAATATCTACCTACGGCAACTGAGCAAGATAAGAGAACTAAAAAAGACAGAAAAAGAGGCTAAAGATTACTTGATAGAGAATCCCGACGGAACTCCCAAGTTATTTAGCTTTCCTGATGGAAAAAATGGTTTTTTAGAGATCACGATGCAAGAGTCAAAAGACTTGCAAGGACGATACAGCGAACCCGTTTTACCAGAATTTCTGAATTAATAAAAAACCCTCTCGTTAGTTCGTATGCGAACCGGCGAGGGGGTTTCAACTTGAGGTTCCAAGTTATTTTAAATAGTTAAGTGTAGAATCATTGGCATAGGAGGGAAAAAGTGCCTATCGTAGAAAAAAACATTCAAGAGCAAGTTGATAAAATTTGTTCTGATCCGACATTTGACGACATTCATCTTCTAGAAAATAGCGAAGAATTTGTAACAGCGTTGGCTGACTGCTTAGTAGTAAATGACAAGAGTTCAGGTGAATAAGAAAATCCCCTCATCAGTCCGTAAAAGAATAGATGAGGGGCAATTTTTAAGGTTCCTAGATGTTTTAGTGGCTTATTATGCCGCCAAGAAATTGCCCAGTAACTTGTGTAACTGCTTTAGCTCTTCAAGATCATTCGAAGCTAATTTGGTAATGTCAACTTTTTGCAACTGATCCGTGATTGTTTGGACTGATTTTTTTGGAAGTTTAAATTCGTTCTGGATAAGCTGATGGGCTCGTTTTACGTTTCCAGTGTTTATAAACAACTTTGTTGCTTCTTCACTTTTTAGTACAGTTGGCAGAATGTCCCTAACGTCTTTCGCCAGAAATGAATCATTATCTGTAGAGGAAAAAATACACTTATAGAAGAAGTGTAGGTTCGCCATATTCGTATACTGGCAAATTTCGTCGTCCCAACCTAACCACTCGCGCACAGGAATCTGTGTATGGGCTTGTTCAAAATAGCTAAACATATTAGCTGATGCTTTTTCGCCATACTCGGCGTCTTCTAAAAGCTGCTTTAGCCCGTAATAGCCTCTAGCAAGCTTTGCCACTCTACCACCACTAAGGCCAAGAATTTGACCTACATCCTGCATAGAACGTGATTTAGCTAACTTAGCAGCCAGCTTCCCTTGCTGATAAGGTGCCCATGACCTTGTTCCTGAAATATGCCTAATTCCCTGATAAATTAATGCGCTTTCATCGTGCTCTTTCCCTTCTGGCAAAACGAAAACTTTGATGTCTTCTATTGATTGCAAGACGTGATCTGCAACATCTTCAAGATTACATCTATGATAGTGAAGAATTGTTTTCACTGCTGCCACTCGCCTATTACCTTCAACAACAATGAATTTATCACCGCTTTTCCTGACAAGAATATTGTCCATTGGAATAAAACCAAGCTGGAGAATTGAGTTGATAAGTAGATCAAGGCCGTGCTTTTCAAGCATATGCCTTCTGATTCTTTCTTGATTTATCGAAAAAACCTCTTCCTGAGCTTCGAGTTTTTCCTCTTCACTATCACAATTATATCTTCCTTCAACCGTTTCCCACTTCAAATCCTTAAAGAAGAAGCGTGGGTTTTGAGGATCAAAAAAAATTTTATCTGACTCAAAAGAAAGTTCGGTCATTCCTAAGTGCGAAATCATACAGCTTATCCTTTCAATTTGATAATTCTCTTTAGCTCGTATTATTCGTTCAAAAATATTTGCGCTAACCATAATATTTTCGAGTGTTACTTAAGGGGAGGGGCAAATTCCGCGCTGATCTCAAAGACATTATTTGACGATTCATACCATGTGAGTTTTTTAGATTTTAGACAGTCTGTCATATTGTCAGGGGAGCCAATATTACCTTGAGGATAAATAAACCACGACCACGCCCCACATGCACGGTCATTCTTTCCGCAGTAAGTACGAATAATTTGTGGGTTAGATAACCCGCGAACCATTTCCCCTAGTTCTGGATGCTCTTTCAGGCGTTCAAGCAGCTTTTCAGCGACGGTCTTTCTTTTTTTCATGAACTTTCCCTATCAACTGCCTAGCCACGGATTTGTTTGATTAGGTGCATATTCTTGCCGAATCTCTTCCAACCGTGGATACTCGTTACAAGCATCTTCGTATGACCCTTTAAAACCAGAATCCGGCTCTATACCAACCGAAAACCAATAGTCGATAAGAGCGCACAGATGTTTCTTAGCATTTGCCTTTGTCGGATTATTTAAAAGCTCTCTATAGGCATCGCCGTCAACATATCCACCTGTCAAATCATCAGCTAGCCCAATGGATTCGAGATATTCATAATCGCGGAGAACGTCTTCATATTTACTCATGAGTTTTTCTCATTCCTATAGCTACGCGCCTCTTTTAACTCCGCTTCTAGTCCTTCAGAACGCTTTTCGGCTTTTTCTGTTGCTGCTTTCGCATCATTAAGCGCACTCTTTGTATCATCCAGAGCGCTCTTAATGTCGGTTATACGTTCTGCACTAGATTTGTTCTCAGCTTCAAGTTTTGCAGCATTAATTTCAGCCGCATTTTTACTTTTAAGAAGATCATCTATCTCAGTCTTCATTTTGCGCTTATCGGCTTCATGCTCTGCGGACAATTCTTTAAGAGCCTCTTGCGCTTCCTGCTGCATGAAGTTTTTCAGTTCAACAATCTCCATTCCATGAGCATGTTCAAGTTCTTTGGTCTTGCTTTCAGCTTCAGCAACTTGAAGCTGAGCCTTAGACTCGGCAGTATTAACAGTCGTGATCTTGGCGGCCTCAACTTCCTTGAGAGCTATTTCATGCTCATGTTTCAGTTCGATAATATCGCTTTCAAGGCTAACGACCTTTTCTTTAAGTTTAGAAAGTTCTGTTTTTGCCTCATCAAGTCGTTGCCGATCTTTCTGTAAGTCAACAATCTGTGCGTTTAGATTCTTTTCTTTTTCAGACCAAGCCAATTTGATGGCATCAATGCTTTCCGCTTGGCTTCGTGCCTGTTCGAGAGAGTCACAAAGCTCCTGAATACGGGCTTCAGCGGTTGCTAAATCGTCGTCCTTTTCTGCAAGCTGATCTTTGATCTGAGAGAGTGCGTCTTCGCACCTGCTTGCTTCTTCCGCAGCCTTAGCAATCTGAGTTGAGGCTTTTTCTTTGGCTTGGCTAGCTTCAGTCTCCGCAATCGTGATTGTGCTAGTCAGCAGGTCTACGCCTTTTTGTAGTTGCTGTACGAAGAGATGAACCTCTTTTCTTGCTCTGCTTGGAGCTTCTAGGGCTTCAGTTTTTTGAGTCCGCTCAAAGGCATCAAGCATAGCCTGAACAAATTCCTCGCCTTGCAAGTCCCCCTGAAGGTTCGAGATACGAGCTTTTGTTTCCTCTTCAAGTTTAACTGCCCACGGCTGTTTTGCCATTGGTAAACCTCCTGATTCTTTGTTTTCAATGGGTTAACTAAGTTTACCGGTAAACTTTACATCTGCACGATAAGCAGGTCAATAATATTTGAATAAAAAAGTCGCTTGGAAGTGAAGAACACACTTCCAAGCGACTGAGCTAATTGTTTGATTTTATAGACTGAGATGGGACGCATAGCGTCTTATGGTAACTATGTAGTTTTTTGAGTAACACGTTCCTCAAAAGGTAGCTGTATTGCTTCATCTGCGACGATTAGCACGCCGCATCCTGTGCATAGAATGTCTCCATGCACCCTTACTTCCCCTACTGGCAGTTCAAACATGTCCTCAATTGCTGATCGAGTAGTGTAATTGGAGACAGTTATATTTAACTGGTTGCTTTCCAGTTAAATATGACAAAGTGGGCACTCCAGTTCCATAAATTCGCTTGGGATGTCCTTCATGAGTTGCTCTTGTGTTTCCGGCATGGGATAGTCCTGTATTCCCCATTCTCAAAATAGTCAGTAGAAGACTCCCAGTAAGGATTTATTTTCCAAGCTCTTGGACTACCCTTTGATGAAATAGCCCAAAAGTCATCATTCCATACATTGTGCATTTTGAGCAAATCCTTCATCTCTTGTTGGTCAAATAGTTCAATGAATTCTTTCTCATTCAACATACTTACACCCAATGAATTCAGATAAAGAATACCTTCAACCCATCCGGTCTTTTTCCATAATTCAAAAGGAGCAACTTCGTAGTCTCCTATTTGAATCCATTCTTTTTTTTCTGACATAGTAGCTCCGGCTATTGCTTAGCGATTGTCGCGTTAACGAACTCATGAAATTGAATTGGAATATCTTTGATTGCTGCTTCTAGCTCTTTTGCTTTCTGGGTCTGCTCGTGTTGGTAGTTTTTCATTTGCTCGACAGCATCGGTTCCGGTAAATCCCATCATTTGAGCTTTGATAAAATCTAAATCGACCTCTACAAGAGTGACGTTTCTTAAATCTGTTTCCCACTTCTTTTGAATACGTTTCTTTTTTGATCGTGGGAAACGTGTTTGAATAGCGACTAACATACAATCTCCTTATGAAGCATGGAAAAGAGATATGCTCGATTGCTCTATGAAGATATCACTTACCATTTTTTTACGCTGCTTTGTGTGCGCCTTGGCAATCCCTCTACAGCTAGCTATCTCTCTAAGCCGATATGTCGGCAACTCTTTTAGCTCTGCTAGAGGCCAAACTTTTTCTAAGTCGTCTTTGGCAATCTGATATACTGCTGCCTTTGACAAGTACAACTCAAGAACTGCTTCGGCTTTAGTGTACCCCAAGCTTAGCCACTGTGGAGTCGTTAAGCTTGGAGAGGCGGCAACCCACACAGATGGTGCGCAACCTCTATAATCCCACATGATACCTGTCTCTATATTCCCATTCTTTTCAGTGTGAGTATAAAAGATTGTTTTATTGGCATGATGAGTTTTTTTTTCTATTTCTTGGCTTGGCAGTTCTATTTGATTGTATTCTCTTTTACTCAGATCAGTTGTTTCTAATACGTTACGTAATCTTTGATCTTCCCCGTCTTTCAGGAAAAAAAAAGCGCCAACGCTAATATCGATAGTTAGGCTAAACAAATTAGAAATGTATCGAGGTGCCGCCGGTTGAGAGCAAGAGATATTAAAGCCATCGCCAGCAGCTTTTTTTACTGCACTATCATAAAGACTGAGAGCTTGTGTTTTCAATGAGGGCGGTAGTCGTTTGACTCTTTCACGCCGCCCTATAGTAAGCAGTTCCTTTTTGTCATATAAGCGTCTAGCCATGACCCGCTCTCTGAGAGAAAAAAGTTTTTCCGAAAGAAATAGCAATGATCCCGAACCAGAAAAGGCGTTGTTCATTGAAGCAGCCGTCAACTTCTGCCCAGTACCAGCATTTCCCCAGAAAACGCACGTTCCCACTTTTCATTCTCATTCCAAATGGGCGCGAGAAACATAGCCCTACTCTCCATATCCATTCTGAGCCATCGAATTCATACCAGAGTTTTTTGTTTTTTTTGTCTGAACTGAATCCCATACGCTGATTCCTTATCTTTATAAATCAATCTGTTTCCACAGATCATACTCTTCAACTGGATAGAAACCGTCTTCTGCCCCCCACGCAAAGCCATACATTGGATTACTGCAAAACTCTGCAATTATGTACTCGGTATGTCCGTGTCTCTGGACTAACAACTTCTTTCCATTGTCCATTTCTGGCAGGTGGCACTCGTCATTTTTCCAAAGGATCGCTTTCCATTCTCGTTTAGCAAAGTCCATTCTTTTGCCGCCTTTTTAGAATAACAAAAGCAACTATACACCCTGCTGGAAACTGAGCTAACACCCCCTCCCAAGTGAAGAGGGTGCCATAAACGAAATGCATACCGACTTGGTGAAAGACCATGAATCCAAGAGTAAGAAGTGCGAGTTTCGCAAGATACTTCCAGTTTATTCGAAGCATGTAATTACGCTCTTGGGTAAGTGTTTGGGTCTACAAACACCGTAGAATCACAAATGTCGAGGTTCTGCACGACTGCCGTAATTGCCTTAGGATCAATAATCACTTCTCCTGTCTCTGTTTCTTGTGGCTTCGTGCATAGATATAGGCAGCTAGCTGGAACATCGAACAGTAATATTGCTTCAGGACATTGTTTTTTTAATTGCAACACAACCTGATTAAGATCGTTGCAAGCAGTTAAAAATTTCTTTTGGAGATTTTTGGGAATATCTTCCATGCTTCAAGCTCCGTTTTCTATTTTACGATCATTAACCCTTCCGGATCAGTCCCGACGGAACTTAGATTCCTCTTGTCACCAGTCCAAGGATTATACAGCCAAGCAACACATCCGTGGTATTCTCGAAAATGTGCTGCAAGTGATGGGTAGGGATTTTCTTTCCCAGTCATAGGGCAAAACTTCATTAACTTGTCTTGCATGACAACTCCTTTTCAACATCAGCCGCACAGCCAGAGCCACCACAATAAGGGCAAGGATCAAAGCTTATGTAGCGATCTATATCTTCAGCAGTATCCGTAAAAGCTTGTTCTTCAACGACTGTCGGTGGCTCTTCTGTCGGGATGGGAATCCCCTCTGAAACGATTTGTTGCTCCCGATCCATCAGTATTTTCATAGATCGGCTATACCGACCTATCATTTCAGGCCGACCAATAAGGTTGAGCATATTGTCGAGGCGCTTGATGCGGATCAGCCAGATGTCGCTTGTATCAGCAAGGCCTCTGATCCAGTTCATATATGTTGGGCGATCTTCGCCTTCAGGTCGTGAAAGCTGCAAGACAAGCCTTATGACGTAGTCACTGTATCCGCGCTCTCGCAAGCTGGATGCGGTATGCTCTGTATCTTCCACCACATCATGCAAGAGAGCCGCCAGCTTAACTTCGTGAGGGGCGTTCTCCGGCAAGGAACGCATGAGACTTACAGGGTGGGTGTAGAATGGCTTATCACCGTACATCTGCCCTTTGTGAGCAATTTGAATAAAGGCGATGGTAGCACTTATTGTTGGCTGTTTCATACTCAAACTCCGTTTTAAATAAAACTTAAATGCATTTTGTTTATTTAAACTTTATTCATTGTTTTATCTAGTGTAATCAATAAAAAAATCCGCACAAAGCTTTAATATGCTTTGTGCGGATGAATAAAGTTTAAATGTGGAGTGCCATAACAGAAGCGTCGAGCAGGTCTCCAGTTCGAAGGCGATCTTCTATCTTGAACGACTTCCTGTACGACTCTGCATTAACCGGTCTAAAGTCTACCTTGGGAATAGTCGGACTAATCTGAAGGCAATCTGAAGCAACGAAGGGTAATCTAACTTTTCCATACCCTCTTGGCTCACAAAACGACACTAGTCCGTTGAGGTTGTTGTTTCGTGCTGCAATCTTCTTAGCTATCAACTCATAATGCCAAGGATGCATAGCTAGTGTCTTCTGTTCTACACAAAAGATTGGATCAATCGGAACAAGGGTAATCTTTCGGTATAGCTTGCTCCATTTCTTCCTGATCCGCTTCTTTTTTGAACGAGGAAAACGGTACTGTTTTGAAACTTCTTTTTCGAGAAGTGGGTTTTCGATGAAGGTGATACCAGACAACTCATCTAATATACGCATGTTACCCCTTACCGCCTTCCCCATGTTCTGGGGTAAATTGTGCATCATAGCTCTTAAGAGCTTTATTTGCCCATTTTGCGGGTGCGTTTATGTCGTTAACTGCTTCAATTGCTGCATTAGCAGCTACTTGAATCCATAATTGTCTGCGTAATTCTTCTTCCTTTGACAGCGTGTTGGGCTCGTCAGCTTCAATTTCAGCGTTACTCAACTGACATTCTTCCAATCTCCACCATGTTTCTTCAGGAGAAGATGCGGTGCCATGAGCGTGAGTAACAACTGCCCATCCTTCCCAAATTCCTGTGCCGTAAGCCTTAAAAGTGAGCACATCTCCTGTGAGAATATGTTTGATCTTATCTTTGGGCTTAAATCTTATTTCTGGCATGTGCTTACACTCTCGCGGGGTTCATGTAGATTTTTCTCAGGAATTTGCTTCCCAAACTTTTTAACAAGCTTGTATCGCGCGATATCTTGCGCGGGAGAGTCAAAGAGTTCTCGGATGTCTTCAAATAGAGGTGCTTGGCTTCCCATGTCCCACCACTCTGTACGCTGTTGCCGATTTTCAACAATAGTACATTCGTACAGATGCCCGTGGTGGCGATCCATTGCAATAGTGAAAAGCTTTTGTTCCCCCTCAACATTATTACCTATTACGTCAAGATACCCTGTTCCCTGCCCCATGCCGGTTTTGAGAGTGCAAATGAGTTTTTCATTAATTATTAAATAATGAATAGGCTCGTTATCATGAGCTTCTGCCCAAATAACGATGTGATTACCGTCAACAACTGTTTCAAACTCCACAACCACTCTGCATCCGTTAATTTCAAAGCCATCTTCTGTTGCTTCAAGGTTAATCATCGTCTCCATCCTTCTTCGCATTTAAAACATTCCATGCTTCAGGTTGAATGTCCGCAAAGATATTTTTGCAAGAGCAGCCAAGGCTTCCACGCCCTGCACAACCCACGGTGCCTAACGGGGTTAGGTCAGCTTCGGAGCCGCAAAGCAAGCAAGGAATCAGGCTTGTTGGCTTAATCGCATTTTCCCAATCAGCAAATCCCATATTATTCGGGCAACCTTCTTCTTCCTTGGCTTTGCGGATGCACCAGTCTTTTGGGAAGTGGAAAGGAGGGGTACTTAATTCTTCTTTTTTTTCCCCTTTCCCTGCGGCATTAAGCTCGAAGATAAGATCAGAGAACTTCTTGGTGCCTTCAACGCTTCGATGTCCCCACGGGCAAGTTGCAAGCTTTTGACCAGCCCTCAGACAAAGTTCTTTCAGGTAGTCTTTTTCTACTTCGGACGCTTCCAGCTTAGACTCAAGCTCTGATACGCGCTTAAATAACTCTGGGGATTCTCCTCCAATACATTCTGTTACAAATTCTTCAAGAGAGGAAACTGTTTCATTGTTCCGTTTGAAGCCCTTTTCCAGCAACTGTATCCGGCGCTCGGCTTCTTCCAACGCTTTCTTAGTGCTATCCACTATGAGTTGGGCAGCTTCGGTTTCGGCCTGTGATTCTTTAAGTGCCTCTTTCCAGTCTGCGCATTCTTCGGACTCGAGTGTCGGACACTCGTCATGGAATCGCTCCATTCTTCCGTCAACTTCGACTTCAGAATAATCATCATCATCCCAGACACGCTCGCCGCATTTAGGGCAGCGATAGATCACGCCGCAATGTTGCTTTAGTGCTTCTATAATAGGATTATCTGTCATTTTCTTTCCCCTGCGTTACGCGCCAGTGAGCAATCCAGATCAAACACAAAGTGAAAGATGCTCCGTAGATACAATAGCCTGTAATTTCAGAAGCACCATCCTTAACAGCGGCATATTCAAAGACAGCAGGTGCTAACAGGAGTGCAAGCCATCTCCACCGACCCATAAAATTCCACACATAGTTCATATATAGCTTAATTTTACTCATACCCCTGCTCCTTCAGCATCTCATCAACGAGACCCCTGCATTCCTCGTTCGTGTTGTGAACGCAACGCCACTCGCTAAATGTCAGACAGGCGTACAGTTCTTTAGCGGATAGACCGCCGCGCTCAGCCAGTTTTTCCATAGATTGATAATGATTTTTCCCCATCTGCTGCTCATACTGCCTAGCGAATTTCCAAGGAACACCGGTACGCCATTCATGATCGTGGGAGTGGATCGGGAACTGCTTTTCTGTCAGTTTTTTTTCCTGCTCGCAGATTTGTTCGTATTCAGGATGAGTCCAAACAAAAGGCAGCTTGGAATAATGGGTGTAGTAATTTTCTGTCCAGTCGCTTGATATGGGACTCGTAACCTGTGGAGGCTCTTCAACGGGCAATCGCCACCAAAGAACATCTCCATCCTCTTCCCCCCATTCATCTATTGGGTAGAGCTTAAGGGAATCCTCATGGGATTCAATGTAGGCAAGAAAACGGCTTTTGAGCTCTTTGTTTTCTTTCTCAAGCTCTTGAGCAGAGGTAATCAGTTTAACATTGGAATTATGCAGCCGTTGTGCCTCTGAAGGCTCGTAGTGGATGAAGTCACCAGTTTCTACACCGGTAGTAAAGCATGTTGTGCAGTTGGAGTTTTTGTACTGCCGGAACTTGCAGGTAGCGCAGAAAACGTCAACGCACTCAATCTGGGGGTTATTTTTCGCGTGTTTTTTGAAGCAAACCTCGCATAGCGGGCGAGAATCAAATATGTTTCTGCCAACAATGAAGCACTCTTCCGGCACCCCGCAATCAAAGCACTTTTCCAGACGGTGCTCAGTCCATGCGTAGAGCTTAGTCATGGCTTTCTCCATTTCCCAATAAATTCAACACGGCTTGCCGCTTTGTTCTGCTGTGACACCCATGAAGATCGCAACCGTCGCAGTCCTTTATCTCGTTACGTTCACTCATGATAATGGTGCATTTTGAGACTTCGTATGCTGCATGAGATCGAATGTTGTTCTTTAGCTCTGCCAGTTCCTTCTTGAGTAGCTCATTCTCTTCAAGAACTCTTGCCGGTTCCCCAGATAGTAGCCAGTTGCGAAGATCGATCATTTCTTGGCAGCGGTACAAGCTCTCTATACAAATGCTTGGGCAGTTGTAATTATGTCCGTATTTGGCAATAAACTTTTCAGCAGCTTTACGAGTAAAATGGAAGTTTACGACTTCCGATTCGTCTGCGTAGTAAACTTTGGTAAGCCAATCTTCCTCTTCGGCTTGCTCTTCAGTTAGTCCCTCTTCCTCGAGGTCAACTTCATCGCCTTCCTCGTCCATGAAACAGTAGTTCTCTATATACTGCGGGTCTAAACCAGTAATGCGGCGAATTTGATTAACAACAAAGATCGGATCACCCGTACAGTCGTTATCCTGCGTTTGCAGTTCCTCGGCGATGGCTTTTAATTGGCTAGTATTCATACAAACTCCGTTTTCAAATTAACGCGCTTCAGCGATGAGTTCTTGCATACGCCGGTAGGTGCAAGGCGCTTCATTTCGATTCACATACAGGTCGTTACTGAGCAATTCTTCTAATTCTACCCAGTGCTCCACAAGTGCAGCCCAGATCGGAGACACTTCTTTCATCTTGTGTAATCGTTTTTTAAACTCAGGGACGGCTTTAAGGAGGTCTACGCACCGGATAAGGTCGGCAGGATCATGAGGGTAATCCTTCTCAGAGCTATGCTTAGAGCAGCAATTAACACCGGATAGCTTCGTGGCTATCGCATTTGAAGATGCCCCGCGCTTGCCATGTGCTAGCCATTCTACGAAGGTATTAGAAAACCCGTTAGATAGGTTGGCTTCTGGTGCCAAGACAGCGCCAGCAAGCAGTCCCATTGGACAGCGCTCACAGCAATCATCTCTGCCGTCATAGAATCCTTCATGACAGATATCGACATCAAGAAAAGGACACTCCCACCCTTGTTGCGCCCACCGTTCAGGATTGTAATCGTCAGAAGCAACAAAACTGCCGGAAGAAAAGTAGCCTTGTGAGTATAACTTTTGGATAACGAGTTTGGCATTCTCTACAACAGCCGCATTGTCTTTGTTAAGTTTCTGCCATGCCTGTTCAGGGAACTGGACAACACTTTGCTCACAGAGGCCATTGCTACAACGGTAGACCTCATGCTTTTCCCAATATTCTGGAATCGCACCACACAGCTTGCATTTTGCTAGCTTACCTTCACACATTGTCACTCCCTTTCTCCTGAATTGGTTTGATCCACAAAATACCAGCACCTGTCCAAACATTTTCCTTACACAGGTATCCGCAAGCTTCGCCGTCTTTTCCTCCTTCGCAAGCATATAAGTTATACGCAAAATCACGTCCGTCTCTTCTCTGTGGGGAATCTATGACAAATATTAAATCCATTTCCCTACCACAATTTTTACACTTCACTCTATGCTCCTTTTTTCAGCTTCGAAACATTGCCAATTGCAGCATTCATTCGCCAGTAAGCCCTTACACTCTCGATATGTGGGCATTCAGACAACTCTTCCAGCCTTCTCATACTCCCGTTTGTTGGCTTTTTACCCCAGACGGCAGCACCAAGGCACAGGGTATTGTTCGGGTTGTCGCAGGGGAGTTGTTCAGAGTAGGTATCGCAGGGCTTTTTCTTCAAAGTAATCTTTCGTTTTTGGATTTGAAATTTTTACAAATTTTCTTTTTTGAAACAGCAAAGCCATACATTGACTCAAGGTTATTACACATTCTTCTTTCAAAGGTGTTTTGAGAGTGAGTGCATTGACCACAGTTGGCGTTGTTAAGCCTATTTTTGAATGAAATAGGCTTGTAACCACATTTCTTAGCAGCTTTTTCTCTATATCTTAGTTTGGGGGGAGTACTCATTGTGCGCGGCCTCCTACATGGCAGTGGCAGCTTTTCGGCAGGGGACTACAACACAACGGTTGCTTTTAGCGTAGACATCCGCAGTGCGATCTTGCGGAGACTGCCCCCAAGCCTGACCTCCGAGTTCTTCTGAAGAAGTCCAAAAAACATCCCGATAGAGCCATTCTCTATGTACGATTAGCTCTTCAATTGTTGAGTCTCGAAAGATGGCTTGAAGCTGTTTTTTATCAGGCATAACATATCCATGCGCTTGACAATACTCCCATCCATTATCCCATTCCATACGTTCCCACATATCAACCGGCGCAACCTCAAGATCGCCTACGCGGTGCCAAGTGTTGTTATTCGGTTCAACCAACTTTTTAGCCTCGTTGAAACGCTCCATAGCGATAGGACAATCCCCCGTAGCTGCTTGATGGAGATTGTTGACCAACGCTCCACCAGAACAATCAGGGTTTTGGGAAAAACAGTTAAGGCACTCATTCAAAGTCTTCTCCTCACATGCGAAGGCAAGCTCTTCAGCAGCTTTGAGCATAAGCTCCTTATGTGAGGTTACGATGTAGCTCTGTTTGTGTAGAGCGTTACTGCATCCACTCGACAAGCTTTCAAGTTCTGCAATACGCTGCTTAAGCATTTCGTTTTCTTCTAAAAGCTCTGGAGCACGAGCAGCAAGGGCAACATTTGCTTCCCGTACTTTTATTGGAAGAGAAGAGTTGGTAAGAACTGAAAATCCCTTCCGATACACTTTTTGATGAACAGAATGGCTAGTCATTGCTTTCGATCTCCTTAAGAAGTTTAATCAGTAAGCCAAGTTGAGCGTCCGTTGCAGTAGGGATTAGCTTAGTTATGTCTGATGAAAGACGAGAAGCGTTATGCTCAAGTGCTAACCGATCCATCTCTCGACGCACTTGTTCTGAATAAATGATGAGTTCTGGCACAGAAGACCATCTATCTCTTTTGACCTGTTCGCGGCCTGTCTTAAGCTGGAACTTTCGCTCATAATCTGGGCGCTCTTCAGCACACACGATAATAAGTGTTTTAGTTAAACGAGTAACTTTTGCGAGTTTTTGCGAACGCCCCCAACCATAACCGTTTCTAATAACGACGCTGTCACCAACTTGGAGATCAGAGAGTCGTTTTTCTGATTTTGAATTACTCAAAAACAAACTCCTTTTTCAGGACTATACGAATAAAATATTACTAAGTAAATAAATTAGTAATAAAAATAGTTACAAACTAATGCCCCTCAGAAAATTCTGTTGCTTCTTCAAAGCGAGTGAACATGCCGTTATATTGGAGCATTGCAGTACCTACGGAGCCGTTTCGCTGTTTTCCAATAATGATCTCGGCGGAATGGATTTCGTTACGCTCTTCTTTATTCTTGTTGTATACCGCGTCACGGTAGATAAACATAATGACGTCCGCATCCTGCTCAATAGCACCGGATTCACGAAGGTCAGAAAGCATAGGGCGCTTATCTGCACGCTCTTCAACTTTACGGTTCAACTGGGAGAGAGCTACGACGGGAATGTTTAGTTCTTTTGCCAGCGCCTTGAGGTTTCGAGAAATATCTGAAATTTCGAGCTCTCGTGACTGCGTATGATGGCTGGAACGCATTAGTTGCAAATAGTCGACTACAACCATCCCGATATTTTTCTCTGCCTTTAGGCGGCGTGTCCTCGCACGAATCTCCATAGTTGAGAGTGCTGGTGTATCATCGATAAAGATAGGGGCTTCACTAATACGTTTGGCAGCGTATTCCAGTCTTCCCCAGTCGTCGTCAGCTAATCCTCGCCCTGTTCGCAGCTTATTCATTTCAACACCGGATACAGTGGCTAGTATGCGGTTCATAAGCTGCTCTTGCCCCATCTCAAGTGAATAGAAAACAACAGGAACATTGCTTTCTAATGCCGCATTTACAGCGAGATTGAGTGTAAATGCCGTTTTCCCCATTGAAGGACGTGCAGCGATGATGATGAGGTCAGTTGGTTGAAGACCAGCAGTCATTTTATCGAGACTATTAAAACCACTCGCAACACCAGTGACATCGCCATCATTTTCAATTCTGTCTGATAGCTGCTGTAAACAGCTTTGCACCAATGACGGCGTGTCAGTGATCGTTTGCCCTGCTGTTCGTTCTGAGATTGCAAAAATAGATTGCTCTGATTCATCAAGAATTTGATCCAAATCAACCGTTTGCGAATAGCACTTATCCATCGTTTCGGCACACGAAAGGATTAACATTCGTTGCAGTGCTTTCTCTCGTACTATTTTGGCGTAATGTTCGATGTTTGCAGCACTAATGATAGAGTTCGCCAGTTCGCCAATGTAAACCGCACCACCGATCTGCTCCATTTTGCTCTGGCTTTTTAATTGCTGTCCTAACGTCAGAGGATCAATAGGGGCAGACTTGTGATAAAGCTGTAAAATACAGTCAAAGATCATCTGGTGTGCAGGAACATAGAAATCATCAGGCTTCACTATGTCTACCAGAGTATTGATTGCATCAGATCGAAAAAGAATGCCCCCAAGGACTGCCTGTTCTGCTTCCATGCTGTGCGGTGGGATATTTCCCAGTAGGGCATCATCCATTGGCATCATGTCTTCTTGTGATGGCTGTGTATTCATAACAACTCCGTTTCTTAAAATTAAGAATTGGGCAGATTGGCTTTCCTCATGCCTCTTATACGTGCGAGACAGCTTGAGGTATCTACCGGCGAATCAGATCACCCCTATCACAACATCTTACGGTCTTCTCCAAAACCTTTGAGCAGCGATAGGTTAGGAAAAAGTCAATAAAAGTCGGGACTAGTAATTTCAGATAGTTACGGAAAAAAGTGATTTCACCTGTAAAGCTACATCAGAAAGTCTCTGAATTTCCGTTTTAAGCGTTTTTTTGAAGACTACGCCGAAAGATGTGTAAAAAGAGTTTTGAGCGATCTTACCCCCCTATCAGGTCGTATTTAGAGGCAGTCTCGATATGACCCCCATGCGAAGGTACACTTTGCACAGGTTTTTAATCTCTCGGCAAAGCGTTTTCCCATGTATGTACCTAGTTCTTCGATGTTCAAGTTGCTAATCAGCAAAGTAGGTTTATAGGCTTCAATTCTGTCGTTAAAGACTTTGGTGGCAATGATGGCTTCCTGTGAAGGCTTTAACGTCATTCCTAGTTCATCCAGAATCAAAAAGTCATACGAGACAAGGTCTTTGTAAATTTGGCTGGCCTTATCACCTGACTTAAAATCACCTGCTTCCTCGATAGATTGCAGCACGTCAGCCATTGATGAAAAATAAACGCTCGTGCCTTTGTAATACATGAGTTCGTTTGCAAGACAACCGGCAAGAAGCGTTTTCCCTGCGCCATTATTCCCTACGAAAAGCAGTGACGGTGGTGTCTTGACGATCTTTCTTTGCAAAAACTTACCTTGAGGAGATGAGGCTTTTTTAGGTTTATGAAATGCTTTGGAATAACCAATAATCGCTTTTCGAACTGCATTTTGATTTGGACTGTCTTTTAGTTCCAAATATTCCTGAAAGCTTTGTCCGTGTAAGTTTAAAGGGAGATTGCTTCCATCAAGCAGCCGTCTGTAACGTTCTGCTGCATGTGTGTTCGTACTGGACATTTGAGTTCCTTATTCGCTTGGGCAATCGTTTAAGAAATCAAAGCCTGAAATAGCTTGATCTCCATATTCTCCTGAAAAGTTGTCAGAACATTTAGGTTTTGCGTCTTCGTACTGAGTATAAATGCTCTGGAACTTGCACATACCGTTTTGCTTTTGCCTTGCAATGGTTGCAAGAGAGTTACACTTTCCTGACCAGAACTCATGATCTTTTGCCCACGTCATTGCATCGATAATTTGGTCAATCGTAAAGCCGTTCTCCATCGTCATGAGTTGCGCTATTGCTTTTATCCCGTTTTGAATAAGCATCCCATCAACCTTAGGAGCAGCTTTAGATTTTTTAGCACGATCCTGCTGGTACTGATCCACAAAGCTTTCTAGTCGCTTGTAATCTTCCTTGCTCAAGTCATGCATTGGGTTCGCATTCTTTTCTTTGTTTCTTTCTTTTTCTTTATACGTATGAGTAGGAGAAGGAGTAGGAGAAGGAGTAGGAGAAGGAGTACTACGCTCCGTTTCCGTGCGTGATACGTTCGTACTTACGTTCGTAGAATCCGTACTGTTGATGTTCTCCATCTTTTCAGGCGTAACCACCTCGTGTTGCGAATGCTTTTCGTTCGTGTCACTCGGCTTATTCGATGCTTTTACGCTCGTACTACGTTCGTACTTCGTCCGTGTTTCGCTCGTGCTTCGTGAGCTTTTCGCCTGTGTTTCACCAGAACTTGCAATCGTATCTTCTACGGGCTGGAGTTTCTCTACGTCCGTAATACGAACGTACCATTGGTATTCTTCCCCTGTAAGCCCTTTCACACCTTGTTTTCGAAGCTGCGTTGCCACTTCTGGATTATGTCGCGCGAGCAAGGAAAGGCGTGCAGCATTCCCTCTACTTTCTGCTTTTGCTGCCCATGAATTACGCTCGCTCCATCCATGCAGTATAAGACCGTCTTCGACGTCCTGATCGATCCAGTGAAGATCAAGAAGGGTCTGGAAAAGCTTTTCTTCATCCCCATCCCATTGGGCAGCCAGCGCAATATCTTCTGCATCCATGCCAGTCAGAATACCACTTGGGCGTCGATGGGCAGCCCAACTCCAAAGAATTTGAAGAGAACGAGCTCCTTCAAGCCCAAGTCTTCTAATTAACTTCAGTGTCTTAGGATGATTCCAGAAATCAAGAGATAGTCGGATATCTGTATTCATAATCTATGTACCTACTCTTTCTATTTTTTGCAGTGCTGCCAAAATTTTAGAGTAGTTATTCACATAGACAGCCTTTCCGGAAAGAAAGCGAGAAATGCAGCTTTCTTGTACATCAGCAAAAAGAGCGAATTCCTTTTGCTCAAGTCCGTGTTTTCGGAGAGCCTCAGAGAGCTCATCTCTCAACTCATCTAGTGTCAGCATAAGTGCTCCTACTTTTCGATTTCGCTCATTATACATGAATTGCAAACTTGCAATCAATAAACATTAAAAAAAACGCTAACAGCGTTTATAGAGCCTTTAAAGCTCATAGAGTTTTCAGTCGATTAAAAAACAAAATTGCAACCTATTGAAATAAGAAGTGTTTTTTTCAACATCTTCTGACGGTAGACTGCTATAATGTCCTTGCTTTGATTCTTTCATTCCCCAGAAAGTAGCGTGAGACAAAGCTGTTCGGTGGAGGTTTCCCCTTTTATCTAGTCTCCACGGATAGTAAAAAAGCCCGTAATGACAACCATTACGGGCTTTTCTTTTACTCACTTTATTGCTTTTAAAGCAAAAAAAAGAAACCCGCGTTATTCCCGCTCTAAAAGCATCAAAAAGTGCTACTCGCTTCCTTTTCTGCTAATAGCTTCCATCATCCAGTTAGAGTTTTGTTCTGGGAAAATCCAAGCAATCTTTGGGATACCAGTAAATTGCTCAAGAGCAATTGCTGCTTTCTTACCCGCAGTAGCTTTTTGCTGAAGGATCACTCGCAGATGCCGACTCTGTACGTTAATGTTAAATGCCATCCATTCTAAGAAACAGTTTCGAGTGCGCTGAGTAGGCTTATAAAAAGATGGAACCGACATGCCTGTCCATTCACTTAATTTTTTTGCGGCAACCGGTATGGTTTCTAAGCCTAAAATTACGTCCCATAATTCTTGTGGGGTTAGTTCACATTCTTCCGCAAGCTCTGTGAATGTGATCTTAGCTGTTAAAAGTGGGCAGTTCTTTTTTACCATTATATCTCCTTAAAAAACTTCAGCGCACCGCATACTAGTGTTGTCTATAAGTAGCAATTAAATAAACAACAGCTAATTCCGCCCCTCAGTCTATAAAGTGACGATAAGACAAACCCGCAACTTTTGCAATGGTATTATTTTATATTACTAACGTATTGACTTAGGGCTTGTAATTGGTCATAACTGGTCAAACGGTTTTTGCAAAAAGGAGATTTAAATGAGTACAAACGAACAGACATTGATGAAGAAAGCAGAGAAAGCCGCTCTTGCTTTACAAGAGTCAAATCCTAGCGAAGCAACGGCATTAACAAACTACATTGCCGCTTTGCGTAATCAGCATGTTGCCTGTCTTGGTGACAATGAAGTTCTTCAGATTCGTGATCAGTCAGGCCGCCTTACTGCAATCAAGCAAAACGTAAGTCTTTCAACGTCAGATGGAACTCTCGTTGGAATCCCGATGGGACAAGGCAAAGAGGTTGTGACTGTCTCTGCTTTTGGCTTTAAGCGTCTTGCAGATGCTGCTGGCGCTGTTGTGATGAACGCCCCTACCGTCATTGTTGATGGCGTTGAGCAAAAAAACCCTCACGTAGAGCGTGATGATTTCGGCAATGTAATTGCTGTGCATGTTCGTTCGATGTGTTTCCGTTATGGAGCCACAGGGCAGCCACAAGTTTCTGATCGTACCGCTGTTTTTGATAGCATGACAATTCTTCGTGCTGACTTAACAAACAAAGCTAAGTGGAAGAAAGATCAGTTCAAAATGGGGGCTCCTAAGACACCTCCAGCAACTAACAATAATCAAAACTGGATTGAATTTCCGCTCAACCCGTATGTTTCCATTTATGCAGATGCAAATCACTCTGAATTCTTAAATCTGATGGCAACGATGTCTAACCGCCAGAAAAAAGCTTTGGAAATCACACAGACGTTTGCTCAGCGAAACGCGATGAAACACCTGTTTGGTGTGGATAAGCCAGTGGACAATGCTTCATCATTAAAGATGGAGGTAATCTCCTATCTTCCTGTTGATGGTGGCTCAGTCCAGTTCTCTTCTGCAAAATTTACCGAAGCAGTAAAGAAAGTTGCAAACATCTCACAAGGGAAAGGAAGTGAAACTGCAAAAGCCCTTGAGGGACAAACAGGCGTCAAGTGGGAATGCATGTCCGGAACAGATACACTTGAAACCCTTCCTGATATGGTTGATGGCATGGACGCTGAAGATGCAAAAGATATTGTTGGTGAAGGGACAACGGTTCAGGAAGCATTAGAGTTAGATGCAGAATATGCTCATGTCGAAGACTCTAACGAGCAGCCACTTGAAGACTTAGAGCCAGAACAGGCTCCGACTGAAGAGCAGATCAAGGCTTTTAGCAACCTTTCTGTTACGGCAAACATGTTCCCTGATGAATACGCACAGGCTCTGGCAGACTTAGGTATTCAGGAAGCTACTCCATTCAACGCAATGGATATCCACTCCCGCGTGACTGCAATTGTGGATGCGGAGTAGTTATGAGTTGTATTGAAGCTATTTTCGCAAAAAACTTCCGTGGACAGACATTCCATGACGATCTGGTCGGGCAAAAACATCTGTATACTGCCCCAGTTGGAACTGGCAAATCTACCCGTGTCAATGCGTTACAGCTTCTTATTACCGGCAGCATTCCTGCTGCCGGTTTGAGTAAGAAGATTGGCGATATTATGGCTGCGATGTGCCAAGAGTCAGCCGAAGAAATGCGGGTAGGAGCGCGCATTTCTGGCACTACCTATGAACGTGTTATACGCCGGACTAAAACAGGCGGTGCGACTCAGAAGTTCTATGTTAACGGCGAAAATGCAAACAAAAATGTGTTTGAAATGTCGTTGCATACACACAGTATTAGAATTGCTGACCTGCAATCATTCGTTGACCTTTCCGAAGAAAAGAAACAGCAGCATCTCTTTGCACTATTTCCGCCTTCTGGTGACATTCAGGAGTTAAGCTCTGAATTGACTCAAAAAAAAGAGCGACTCAAAAAAATTAAAGCAAAAATGCGTGAGCAGAAAGAGATTGTAAAGACTCTGAAAAGCTCACGCGCCATGCTTAATTTGCCAGCGAAAAGCTTGCCAGAGGTTGAAAACGAGATTGAAGGACGTAAAGCTGAATTAGAAGCTTTTCAAAAAGAAATGGCAGAGCGAAAAGGTCGAATTGCCGCAGAAAAAGAAGCAGACAACCTTGCTGCCGAATCTCCTGCTGTAAGCTCAAATATGGCATCGACTGAAGAGCCGCCATTCGACGAATCTGCCTACCAAGCTGATGTTCAGCAGCCAGTTCCGGAAACACCAGTACAAGAAAGCGAAGCCAGTGATCCATTTTCACTGTCAAATCCAGAAAATGCAAAATTGATGGATAAGCTTTACTCCAAAACTGAAGGGAAATCTTCGGTTCCAGAACCAAGCCACGCTAAAACAACGCCATACGTACTTGAAACTGCCCTACACGACATGGCTCCCAAGGGAGCTACTGCCACTGCGACTGTTGCCAATGCAATGGCAGCAATCGGGAAGGCGCTATCCGCTCAAGATTGTGCGGGGATGTGTGCTGTCAATTTGGTCTACAAGCAACAGCTTAAAAAGCTGAAAAAGGCAGGTATTATTCATGACTAATAGTGTTGATCTCATGAAGGTTCGCGAAGACGGCCTCAAAGCAGCTATGGGCACGTTGCAGGAAGAACGCGACATGCTACTAAAAGCACAAACCCTTGATGAACAGGCAGAAAGTGCGGCTAAAGAGTCTCGCAAGCTTGAAAAAGAGGTAGAAGAGCTTGAATCTAAAATCTCTCAGATGGTTCTCGCTAAGAAAAGAGTTCTCGAATCAAGTCTTGGAGTTCTGCGGGAACGTATGCAGCATATTCTCAACTCAGAGAAAGGCTACCCAGTATTTAATCTTGTCGAAGAAAAACTCGTTTACGGATGGATGATGAAAGTCGATGAACAAGAGATTTTTGTTCCGTATGCTGGCCTGTCTGGTGGGCAGCGCGTTGAGTTTGACTCAGCCTTTGCCTACGCGCTGTTAAGCGGTTCCAAAAACGGCATCGTTGTGCTTGAAGCAGCAGAGCTTGGTAATGAACTTCCCGCGATGCTTGACCATATCGCATCTTCTACTGTTGACGCACAGATTTTTGTGAATTCCTGCTTTGAAGTAGACGAAGATTCCATTGAAGGCTGGCAAGTCTTTAGCCAGAAAGAGGTGCGTGGTGAAGCTTAGCCCACAACAGCTTGCCGCAGTCAATACTGACTCAAAGCGCGCCTTTGTAATCGCCGGTGCGGGTGCTGGGAAAACCAGCACCCTTACTGCGCGGATCACGAAGCTAATTCAAGAAGATGGTATATCTCCTTACGATGTGTTGGCTTTTACCTTTACACGAAAAGCAGCAGAAGAAATGCGAGGACGCCTTATCAAGTCCCTTGGCGATGAAGCAAAAAAGGTACATCTCGCCACAATGCATAGTGTTGGCTTACGGCTCATTCAACAGTTTGGGGAGCGTATAGGACTCCGAGAAAACCTTACTGTCTATTCTGAGTGGGAAAGTGAGATGTTGTTAAGGGATGTTTGCCAAGAGCTTGGCGTCCTTATTGATGGACGTTGGAAGATCAGAAAAAAAGATATTCTTGCTGTATTTAATCAGTTTGAGCAAACCGGTGAAGAACCCGATGCCTACCATGAAGTTTTTCCTGTCTTTCAGTCTTTTCATCAGCGCTGCAAAGAAAACAATGCCCTGCCCTATTCAGGCTTGATCCACGGCCTTCGTTTACTGTTAGAAGATGGCTGTATTACAGAACATGCAAACTGGCGGCATATTCTTGTAGATGAAGTACAAGATATTGATTTGTTGCAGTGGAGCATTATTGAGCAGCTTGTCACGAAGCTTAAAGCAAGCTTATTTTGTGTAGGTGATGTAAACCAGTCTATCTATGGCTTTCGCGGTGCGGCTCCAGCCTATCTACTTGAGCACAAAGACTCTTTCGACATTTTCCCGATTGAAAAGAACTACCGCTCTGCTACATCAATTGTAAATGCTGCAAACAGGCTCATTACTCACAATAAAGAGCGTTTCGATACAATAATGACTCCTACTGTAATAGATAACCACGAAGTCATTGTCGGAAAACTACCTAATGCAACTGGAGCTATGCTTGCCGGATGTATGCAGCACGTTATTTCAACCGGTGCGGATGTTCCAGAAAATATTACTGTCCTTGCTCGAAGTCATGGACTGCTTGAGGGACTAGGGAAAGCCCTTTCTGATCTGAATATTCCATTCAGAAGGGTTGGAGAAAAGAACGCTCTTACTCGCTCGGAAGCCTTCAGGACGGTCATTGCTCCGATTAAGCTTGCTGTGAACCCTTATGACAACTTTTCATACATGCTGTACCGGCGAGTTCTCGGCGTATTTGATGAGTGTTATCAAGAGATTCGCACCACTGCGATCTTAGATGTGTGCAGCCACTACCAAGCGCATTGTGCAAAATTTGAGAGTTTTACAGACGGCAAGTCGTTCATTGAACTTGTGTATTGGTCGTTAAATAAAGTAGCAACTGCAACAGACCTGCCTCAAATGGATAGAATTTCATTTATCCTTGGGGAATGGTGCGGAGCACACCCAGATGCAACTGCTGAAACCTTTCTTGAATGGCTGACATTCTATGATGTTCAGGATGAATTAGATGAAGAGACAGAACCGTCCGTTACTCTCATGACTGTTCATGCAAGCAAAGGTTTAGAGTTCCCTACAGTCTTTTTATATGGCTGCAATGAAACCATCCTCCCACATAAAAAATCTATGACGGCAAAAGGAATCGAAGAGGAGCGGCGTTTAACATACGTAGCTGTAACTCGTGCAGAAGAGCGCCTTATATTGGCAGTTCGTCCTGAAATCGAAGAACGTCTTGCCGGTGATGAAATTGTTACTCTGAATACCCCAGAATCGCGATTTATCGCAGAACTTGAACTTACCTAATCGGTAAAAGGAGTGAGCTATGACTACATTACCTAACATGAATTGCAAAGAGTTGGTTAGCGCTGTAGCTGCGAACAATCCAGAAGTTTCGGCAGCTAAAATTAAAAGCATTGTAGACTCTGTGTTCGAAGAACTCGAAGAAGGCCTCGCCTTGGGGCGTGGCTTGATTGTTCGTGATATGCTCACCATTTCTGTTGTTGAGCGTAAAGGCCACACAGGGCGCAATCCTCGCACTGGAGAGCCAATTGAAATTCCAGCCAGACGTAAACTCAAGATTAAAGCTGGTAAACGTCTGGGTGAACGTCTCAACAAATCCTAAAGGCTCCCCCCTTTGGTTAACTGAAAAGCCTTTTCTCCGGAAAAGGCTTTTTAGGACAATACCTATGTCTTCAGACAGAGAAAAACACCTCCACGAGCGTCTTATTAAGCTTGGAGAACGAATTGGTGATGGAGACCATGAAAAATGGGTTGAAGTGGAATACCGGAAAGTTCTTAAAGAGTTGGGAATAATTCCCAAAAGACAGCGTAGAATAAGCGCTGAAACAATCAATAAAGCCATGATTGAAGCTCTTAGAACAAGGTGTTGTGAATGCGGTGGCAAAATGAAGCAAACTCGATCTGGCTCCATGCGAGCCATCTGCACCGCATGTGGAAATAAGTATCAAATTTTGAAAACAAAAAAACGGAGTTAATGATGAGTTGTTCCTGCCAAATTGAAGATTACGATGGTGAATATGTAGCCATGTTGTCTGAGACAACTCCTACTGCACGTAAACAGCATACCTGTTCTGAATGCAGCCGTACAATTGAAAAAGGCGAAAAATATAAGCGAGAAACCTATGTTTGGGATGACTATCTCAACACATCAAAAACTTGCGCAGATTGCCTTTCACTACGCACAGCGTATTTTTGTACTTACAACTTTGGTGAAATCCTTTCTGAACTTCGTGACCGAATTTTTGATGAAGGCTGCGGCGAAGACTTGCTTACTTCCCAAGTAAAGAATCTGACTCCAGCAGCAAAAGAAAAGCTTTTCGGAATGATCGAAGAATGTTGGGAGAAGCGGCATGGTTAGACTTCCTTTTTCAACATTACGTGCCTCTATTCGTTGGTGGTGGAATACTCCTACTCGTCTTTTTCGCGATCTTAAAAACCTCGATAAGGAGCGTAAGTACTCTGAATTTCGGCAATGGTGGGATTACCCCAAAATTCGAAAGTGCTCGTGCGGAGTTCTCTTTCCTGACTCCCACTGCATGTACTCTTGCGATGAGTGTTTGAAAAAAGGCTACCCAGAAACACACCTTGTTTCTCGACTAAAATTTGCGAAGGAAATTTTTGCAAAGAACTGGCAGTCTGACGAACTAATCCGGCGAAGCAACTTGCGATCTCTTGGTTATTTGCTGAAATTTTTGATCTGCATTCTATTCGATTTCGGCCTTACAAAATCCGATAATAGCTACGATCACATTGAAGTTGCTTGTATTGGTTGTACTCAAGGCTATGAAGGAGATTGCTCATGTGAAGTCCTGTATGTAGGCGAGGGTTTTTTTAAAAACTGGTGGTGGGATTATGACTGGAATGCGTAGGACTCAAACAACTCCCAAAGGTGAGACTCCAACCGTTCGCCTCCTGCACGATGTCCGTGGTGACTGGGCGTTTGCCGGAACTGTTGCTCCTGCCGGAGTCCATAAAGCCTATATGAATCAGTATGGCGCGGTTAGCGTCGAGGCTACCAACGGTAAGCTACTCGGCATCCGTCCACACGAGATGGAATGGGTAGAAGGCAAGCCGTCTATGTGGTGTTGTGGCGATGGCAATAGCTATGTCATTGAACCATACGAAGGCGATTGGACGCTGGATGCTTTTAATAAAAAAGCAACTACGCAGTTTTCTTCAAATGCGGAATGGCCTGATTGCATAAAGTTAGGACGAGTGCCGAACGTCTCCACCGATACACACAAATCAGAAGAAATGGCGCAAGCTATCTGTAACCGGCTTGAGCAAACTGGATTTGGTGGTGATGGGGAAGTATTTCCAATTAAAACTTGGGTTGAGAGGGTAAAACATGAGCAATAAAACAGGAATTCCCTGGGCAGAGGCCACAATCAATACTCATTACGGTTGTACTAAAGTAAGTGCGGCCTGTGAGAATTGCTATGCTGAACGTATGACCCGCAGACTTGCTGCGAATCCGCAGACACAACATCTAACACAAGACACCATCAAGCCAAATGGTGAATGGACAGGCGTTGTTAATGTTTTTCCTCAGCGTATGGAGCAAGTTCTTTCTTGGAAGAAACCTCGCATGATCTTCGTGAACTCCATGTCAGATACTTTTCATGAAAACGTGCCAGACGAAGCACTGTACATGATCTTCGCGTACATGGGGCTGGCACCTCAACATACGTTTCTCGTGCTGACTAAACGTGCAGAGCGCATGATGCAGTTTATGAATACGTTGACTAGCGTTGGCTGGAAGCGTCGATTGCAGGGCGCACTACCAGCACGGGAACTGCAGAAGGCATACACCAAGATTGAGCGACCACTGGAAAACATCTGGTGTGGCGTGACCATTGAAAATCAGGCGTGGGCTAATGAGCGCATTCCCTACCTGTTGGAGACTCCAGCGGCAAAGCATTTTGTCAGCATAGAACCGATGTTGGGCTGGATAAGCCTGTCGAGTATTTGTTGTGATAATGGTTTCAGCTTGAATTCGCTTATCTCACATCATGGAAGCGATGAAGCACCACCGTGGCGTGCTCTTGATTGGGTAATCTGCGGCACAGAATCGCTTGGCAATAAAGCGGGGCGCAGTCCTGATTTTGATGCAGTACGTAACCTTCGCGATCAGTGCAGCGAGGCTGGTGTCCCGTTTTTCTTAAAACAACTTCCAGATGGAACAGGCAAGCTCATTAAAGAGCCTGAACTTGATGGCAAAAAGTGGCTTCAGTATCCAGAGGTTCGTAATGGCAGTGTCTAAAAAGCGTGTAAAGAAAAACAGAAAGAACACTAAACAAAAACGTGGTGTTCCCAATTTTGGCCTTCGCCCTAGTCCCAAAATGATAAGACTTGGACTTGCTTGGGCTAAAGATAATGCTGAGCTTGCAAGCGTAATGCGCGAGCGCCTTTGCCTCTATAGGTTTCTTCAAAGAATCGAGAAGAGTACTGCGAATCAAACCGATGGGAAGTATGCGGAGCTTTGCGCGAATATGCGGCAGCAATTTGCACTCATCGAAAAGGATCAAATCTCTTCACTTATTCCATATGAGTATTTAATTACGGTCTACTATCATTTCGACCTTGAGCTAAATAGACTGGCAGGAAGAGATGCAGTGCATTTGTTAGTGTTTATTTCTGCCGTCCTGCAATTGATCTATGAAATGCAAGAGCGTGTTCCAGAGCGGCATCAAGAGCCGTGGCTTAAGCTCGATGAAATGTTAAATGACTCTATGAAAGAGTATGAGCCAATTAAAGAACGCTTTGAAGCAGATATTGACAAAGTCATTGATGGGCTGATGCGATATATCTGGAATGAAGAGTGGATTGAGCAGAAAGACATGACTCAACCGACTGTTTATTTAGTCAGAGATTCTTTCCTCGTTGCAGCCCGAAGTCGTGCCGAAGTTAAAGAGTGCACTAAAAAAGAAACTGGGCTGATCCTTAAATCAGCCGACATCTCAGGGCTTGCTCTGGGGTATAAGTTTGAAAAGGAAGTGACTGTAGCAAAACTTGTTTCTGAATGCCCAACAATTCCCTATTGGATCGGGAAACTAGGAGAAGCTAAAGTCGCTGCTTAGATAATTACCCCCTACTACGAATGTTCGCAGTAGGGGTTTTTATATAGCTCTGTTTAGAACAGAATCAACAGATTGGAAAAATTGATAAACCTCTCCCCAGTATGCTATAAGAATGATGTTGTGAAAATGTTTTATTCTTATGGGAGAGCTATGCATGTTGCATGTACGCAAGCCGTTCAAGTTACCGAACAGGCCAAGCTATTATATTGAGGTCGGGAAAAAAAGACGTTCGTTGCGAACAACATCCTATAAAGAGGCAATGCAAAAATATATTGAAACATGCCAACAGGTCTTAAATGCTGAGTCGTATACTCCATCTCAAACAAAGCTCAAAGATTTTGAGAAAGAGTATTTAGCTTGGGCAGAAAGTGTACAGGCAGCGAAAACATTTGCTGCGAACAGGCTTGCACTTGAAAACCTTATGTCCAGTTCCGGCGATATACTTGTCTCTGACGTAACGACGAGGCATTTAGATGCGATGGTGGCTGCATGTAAAAACCGTGGTTTAAAAGTCAGTTCTATCAATAACTACATACGCCACATTCGCAGTATATTTAACAAAGCTAGCGAATGGTATAGTATTGAGAATCCATTCAGAACTGCTCGGCAACTCCCGAAAGAACAGCAGCCACCTCGTTATCTATCCAAGAATGAAGCTCAGAAGTTACTGGAAGAACTTGAGGGAGAAATGCGTTTGTTGTGTTTGGCATACTTGAGCACAGGACGCCGAAGGAACGAGTTGTTAGAATTGAAATGGCGCGATGTTGACCTTGGGAAAGGGAAATATCTTGTCTTAAAATCGAAATCTCGCGTTAGTCGTTTTTACCCGATCAACAAAACTTTTCGTTCTGTCCTTGAGGAACTTCCACGAAATAGAGAATATGTATTCTCACGCCTTCACCCCGACACCGTCAGCAAAAGGATCAAAAAGGCGCTTGTTGCGATAGGTCGTGATGATATGCACCTTCACGATCTACGTCATTCGTTTGCATCCTTCTTTGTTATGGCTGGCGGAAATCTGCGTGTATTGCAAGATTTGCTCGGACATGAACATTACTCCACAACAGAAATTTACGCGCATATAGACGGCGATATGTTGCTTGAAGAATCGGAAAGAGTAACATTCGCGTAACAAAATCTAAAAAATCCAATAAAATCAACACTGGTCAACTGATTGATAGTCAGTTGGCTTAAAGAGCCCTGCTGTGAAAAAATCAGACTGGGGCTTTTTTTTGTATATAAAACAACTTATTAAGAGGTAAATATTCACAACTATTGTCGTTAGTAATAAAAAATAATCACAATATGTTGACTTGAGCACATTTATTACATAGTCATAAAAACAGACAGGGGATGGTCATAAAAAACGGAGTTTGAAAATGCCAAAACAGTTTATTTGTAAATTCGTAACCGACAATGGGACGGTGAAGTTCATTTGCCGTATGACAAAGCCATCTGCACCAGAAGTTAAAGCCGAACTTCCGAATTTTGCAGATAACGTTTGTGGAGCTTGGGAAGTCGCTGAAGTTTAATCTCTAGTCCGCACCCATCACATTGGTGGTGGGTGTCAGCGAGTGATTCAACCTTAACAAGCGGAGATAGTATGGAATCTTTAGAAAAAGCTCTCGAATCTTTTAGGCCGACTTTAGAAGCTCGGTTTAAAGATATGGTTAAAACGATTTGGAACAATGCTATTAAGCAACACGGACTCACTTTGAAAGGAGTTTACAATGACCGCCGCTTTGCTCGTTCTTTTGGAATGGGCGGCATCATGCATGGCCTTTTCAGAGGTAAAACTAACCGAACGAATGCTGAAAAGTACTTAGACCAATCGTCGATAGATAGAAAAGCAGTTGAGTATGCAGATGCGACTGTATCCAAATGGAAAGGTAAGCTTAAATCAAAACTTGAAGAAATAGAGAGTGTTCAAGTTGAATATTTAGACGGATTACGCTTTACAATTCATGGTAAACGCGCAGGGCATGACATCTCTATTACCCAAGATGTGATTCTCAAATGCTCTACGAAAGGCACCTTGTTTAACCAGTTCCCTTCCCGTATTTATGTTGACGGGAAGTTCACTCCTGAGAAAAAATACAAAGAAATGTTTGGTAATTAATTCATTGGTACGAAGCGGCCTACTCCGGTAGGCTGCTTAAACGAGTGATTTAACGACCTCAAAACGGAGCTTAAAAATGACATACCGCCAAAAAATGATTGCGAAAGCCAAAGAGCTTGGTCTGGAACTTAAAATCAATACCCTTAATAACAAGCCTTATTCTGTAAGTATTGATTTCCCTCCTCTTACCTCCTCACCTTCTTATGAAGCTTCCATTGTTGTTCCACGGGATGAGTTTAATAACGAACCAACCGAAAATTTCTACAAACACATCCTGAATGATGAGCTTGCTACAATTGAAAAAGAAGGACTTGAGCCTTGTTATTCTCACGATTGCTGCGAAATTCACGACTGCACCCCATCACCGGACGCCCAAAAAGGCGTTGCTTATCTGGAAGTTCCTTTCAGGCAGCTTACCGTAGTTTTTCAGTATGACGCTGAAGCTGACAAAGTTGACTACCAGAGCTACGAAGTTCGTAACTGGTCAAAGGCAGTAGTGATCGAGGAAATGGGTACTGCTTACTTTTTCCATGACGAAAATGTAGTGTTTGGTTGTCCCGTAAATTCTGATGATACTATTGCTTGGGAAGACTATTTCGAAATTGAATGGAGTAGTTTTTCTGAAGCCGAAAAAGCTCTCATTCACGCTAAGCTTGACACTCTTTACGAACCTGTTCCTGAAGAAATTCTTTCTTCAATAAGTCAGACCGTAATGGATGAACGTAACAACTTCCCTACCTGCGAAGCCAAGCTTATTTTTGAAGACTCTATGTTCTGTGAAGCCTGTTCTGCTCGTTTAATCCGCGACACGGATGATGATGGAAATGACCGCTTCATTTGCTCGCGATGTGGTATGGAAAACAACTAGTGTAACGCACTCCCTTCTTGAACGAAATGGCTTACTCTCTTTACGGATGCTTTCATTCCGTTTGTTTATCACTCGCTTGAGGTGCTCCAATGGGGAGCACCCGTAAAGGGAGTAAGCTGGAGCATAAGGATTCAACATGAATCATCATGTCTACAAGCTAACATCTACCGGTCTGTTGCCACCGCGCTTCTTGCATTCTTTCGAGACACAAATTGTAATGGTCACTACGCCACGCAGTATTACTGTTAACGATGGAGTCGTGCTCACTCTAGGAAGTGGTCTTGAGCAGCCCGACTTGCCAGTTGGGAAAAAAGTGCGCGTCTGGCTATCTCGTTGGTTCTATTGCGAGCTTGCAGAAGCAGCAAAAGAGCGGGAAGAGAAACGAAGACAAGAAAAATTACGCGATGAAGAAAGATTAAATATTTGTCGCGAAGAATCCGAGGCATTTAATGCTTGTCTTAATGTTCCTGTAAAGTGGCGTACAGGAATGAAAGATGTACTCTCTGGACTTTCTCCAACTTCTGCTGGCAACGGGATAAATAAGTCAACGGTAGGACACATAGAGTTGCTTGAACCTCTTGCCGAAGGCCGTCTTTCCCGCGAAGCTGGAGAGTTTTTGTGTTCCCGCAATAAAGGGAAACAATGGTCGGATAATTCGCATTTGCGATGCTATGATGGTAACGGCAACCTCTACGATGCAAAAGTAACCTGCAAAGCTTGTTTGAAAATGGCTCAACGTTGGAAAACATAACTAACGGAAGATCGAATATGAAATGTGCTAATTGCGATACAGACGAAACCTGCATCTTTTGGGAAAAAGGGCATGACGATGATGCGATGGGTTATGATGAAAATGGCGCATGTTGCGTTCAAGATGATCCTGATCCTTACGATTCATGTGAACTTTTTGAACCAGCAGCAGGAAGTGAATAATGCTTTACAAACTTGCCCGACAACAACGTAACTTAATTGCTATAAAAAGGTGCTTCCAAGAGGGTTCTGTCATGCCAATATTTCGACGTCTATGGAATATCTGCATAGGTAGAATAGTAGGAAGAATATCCAACCGACTATGGTGGAAAAAATAAAAATCTCCATTCTCTTGTTTAATTAAGAGAATGGAGATTCAGCGCTTTATTCATATGAGCTTTATTTAAATAAACTTTATTCACCTAAAAGCCTCATGAAACAATAGCTTCACTATGAATAAAGCTTATTTAAATTTTATTCATTTGCACTTTACTTAAAGAGGTGGGACAGCAAAAATAGCATCCACAGAATCAGCCTCTGGCTCTTGGAAGGCTGCCATTCTACCAGTGTCAATCACCGTACCTTTGCTATGGTTTGATGCTGACAGCGGGAGAGATTCAAAGTGAAACTGCTGTGCGCTTTCAAACAATCCTGTTGCCTTTGTGAAGTCGTTTTCCAGCATGGCATGTTTAATATTTTCTGGAATGAAAAACGGTGCCTTTTCGCTGATAAATTCAACAAGTTGATTTCGATATTCACGCTCTGCCTCCTGCGAAGCAACGGCTGCCTTCATTTGCTCAGAGAGATCATCAAATTCTGTAGTTTTGGATTCAAGAGCGGCGTCTTTCTCGTGCAAGCGGTTGGTGAGCTCGACTTCAATAGCCGTAGCATCTTCAATTTGCGAACGAAGCTGCTCTGCTTCATATACAGCATCCATCTGCCATAAGCTTACAAGCTGTTCGGCAACCTTATCATCGCCAACCACCTTCGAAACTGACTCTAATATGAAGTCTTCATTACTAACTGACTCCAGAATGTACCCACGGTTTGCCGTAAAGTTTGGCTGAAGCACGTAGTCCATTCCGCTAAACCCTGTCATGATAGAGATGCCTCTCCGCTGGCGATCTACTCCGGAACAAGCCCATGAAAAGCCGCCAACATGACTACCATTGAGTCTGGAGACAAGCTGCCCTGAATCTGTATCAAGAATGTCCTGAGAATGCTTCACAACCCCATCTTTCGAAACCGTTAAGCCAGTAGTAAGGTTGGAAGGAACTGCGTGAATCACAGTTGTCTGGCCATTGGGCAAACGTACCGGCTCTATCTCTTCAAGATTCATTTTTTTTGCAAGCTTTCGAAAACCATGCCCGTAATAACCAAACGCTTCACGAATGGCGATACGTTCTTTTGTAGCTTCAGAGTCAACGACCTTCATCGCGTTATCAACAAGATAAGACCGATGATTACCGCTGTACTGACGCCCTTCAGTTAGCATGTTAAATTCTGCTGTAATTGTATCGAGAACCTTTTTGCCCATAGCATTGTCCTTTCTAGTTCATAACGTCTGCAACAACTTCATAGATAAATTGTCGCAATTGAGGTTCATTTTGAACGGATTCAAAGAAACCATCCTGATCCATATTCTCACCTTCTTCAGCAGCTTTTGCCGCTTCCTTGGCAAGTTTCTCTGGAAAAATTTCTTTAAAGGTTTCTTCATCCATCTTAGTGAGATTAGTGAATAAATAGTTTTCCAACTTATGCTTATCTAGTCCGCGCATTTCGGGGTCTAATGTTTGGACTAAGGTAGCCATTGCAACAGCTAGATTCACTCTGGTTTCGAGATTTGTCTGTGCTTCCTGTTCCATAGCAGTAGACACGCTTTCGAAGACTATACGCCACGGTTTCGTACCCGCAGGAAAGAATTTTCCATACTTATAAGCAACGTGAATCTCACACATACGCTCTAATAGCTGCTTTGCAGCTTTTCGAAGCATATGCGACTTCTGCGCAGCAAGAATCGAAACCCTGAAGAATCCGCCATCCCCAAGACCTCCAGAAAGAAACTCACCAAATCCTAATAGAGCTGGATCAATACCAATTGCAGACCCCAGACGCTTCACATGGAAATACACGTCTTCAAGGCCTTGGATATCTGGCGTACCTTCAACGGTGTTTATGTCAATGCCGCCATGTTCACCTTGTATTGGGAGCAGTATGTTATTGATCGTTGATACAGAATCTCTACGAAGAGTATTACGTGCTAGCTTCCGCTGAGAGCCTTTAAATTGCCTTGAAATAGTATTCAGGTAGCTGGCTGCTTGAGCAGGGTTTAACCGTCCCATCTGCACCCCCACCATTCGATCAAGACGTGCGGCATTTTTACGAGACATATTGAGACTCAAGATAGCCTCATTTAAGTCAAACCATGCTTCATAGGCTGTTTCAATCAATGATGTTCCGTAATCTTCGGCTTCCGATAACGATTCTTTGCTTAAATCATCGTCGTAAAGATTGACTTCTGCCCCACTAACACGCATTGGCTCGATCATACTTGAGTTATGATAAAATGGGGTCTTAAATGCAGCCATTTTCCACGGTTCAAGAAGACGCACTTCATCATGTCCACCATTATAGCCGCAAGTAAATCCAGCCAGCCTCCCTGCTTGCTCGAATTCCTTAACGAATTCCGGATTTGTATAGTAATCATTGCGGATATGCGTAATTCCAATTTTATTTTCGCCATAAATACGAGCATAATTCACACCGAAAATAGCAGCAGGGTAAGCCCATTTATGCAAATTTTCATTAATCATGTCTTTGAACGTATTGCGTAAGTCCTCGACAATTTCATTGTGCTCGTCAGCTACAGATTCAAACCGGACAATATCGCCAGTTTCCTCATTTGAAGAAAAAGCATGAGATAAGTGCATCTTGATAGCGCTATCAATCGTCGGATCAGAGGCCATTGTGCGAAAAAAAGGATACTTAGAAAGGCGTTCTGTAGGCATTTTGGGAATATTTTTAGATTCTCCCGTGGCATCGCCATCCAATGATTTAAGTTGATTAAATTCACTGGAGAAACGGGGGGCAATTAGCCCCCCGCCAGAAGAAGGAATATCCACGTTTCTCGCATCATACGCTGACACTCCAGAGTACGAAGGAAATACCGACAGTAGAGCTCCTGCTCCACCCTTTATTTTTCCTGCTAGCCTGTTAAGCTTGCTGTTTCCCATATATTTATTTCCGACTGACTGCCAATATTTCCATTTCCGGATCGTGCAGCACATAGGGTTTGGTATTGATGTCACCATCTGAATCAATCAATTCAATCAAATGATTTGATTCAAAAATTAACCCCAACTCTATGCGTTTTTCGTAATAAATAAAGGCGGCAACGATATTTGTGACAGATAGGCCATAATTTATTTTTTCAACCCATTCCGCATCTGTTTCGTCACCAAAAACATCGATACTAAGCGCAAGAAGTTCAGCTTTTAAAAGCCACCAATAAGCCCCAAAAGCTCGATATTGAAGAGGCCTTTTTTGAAGAAGCTGAACAATATTCACTAAAAAAGATTCTCTCCACGCCTCTTCCCCAACAGCCTCCGTTGCATAAGTAACGACAGGTTTTAACTCTTCCTCTGAAGGCTTCAGAAATGTTAAATTCAACATGTAAGACCTCGTTTAACTTGCTTCATTAAACAACTGAAACAGTTCATTCACATCACAATCTGATTTTACATGCCACCATGCACCAGAAGCTTCAGGCCAATCCTTCGTAAATTTAGCATCAAAAATAGCCTTTGCATCAGCATTTCCAGCAAAGGCGGCACGAGTTGCATATCCAGAAATGAAAATTCGAGAAAATGCATCATACTCGTTCGTCCATCGTTTCCACTTCGTAACAAAATTATTTTGATTAACTTTCAGCGTAATGCCGATCTCTTTAAACCGGTCAATATCCGCAGACGACAAAGAGTAAAATGTGCCCGTTTCTCGTGCGACCTCTTCTTGCTCTAACGCCTTTTCTTCTTCTTGCCTCTTCAACGCTAACTTTTCTTCATTTATTGCTGTATTCAGCTTTGCTTTTTTTGCCTCGTAAAAAATATCAACCCATGCTTCGAGTTCACGATGATTGTCTGCAAGTTTTTTTAGCTCCGCTTTCGCGCTGTAAAGAAAACGGTACAACTGATGAAGCAGCTCTTTATCAGTTGTCAGACCCAATTCTTCTTTTTTATCTTCAAAATGCTGATTTAGGAGCTTAATTACCTTACCTTCAGAAAGGTTTGTTTCGTACTGTTTTGCCTCTTCTTCCCATCCAGCACCAAACAAAGACTCCATCATCTCAGTAACAGCAGTATAACGCCCCTGCGTCCTATTACGCTCGACGTAAGCATTAAATGCAGCTTCTCTAAAGTTCTTATTTTGTGGTTCTGGGTACGCAGGGATAAAGGTACTATGAGAAACAAGTGTTAGCCCTTTCTCCGCCTCATTTGTAAAATAGTACCCATGTGGTTTTTTAAAGGTAGCTTGGAGTTTCAGGTATTCATCTTTTGGAATAAACTTTGGTAAATCCGCATATTCGCAACCTTGATTAGTCAGCCTCGCAATATTCAATTCAGATTGAGAAATAGTACATTTTTTAATGACACCTTTAAAATCAACAATGGGAATCACCTTTTCAAAACCAAAAGGCCTACCAGAAATTACATCGATAATAACTCGACGGGTGTCTTGTTCTATCTCCACAACTTGGAAAATCCCAAGGCTTGAGCCTTTAAGCATCCGCTCAAAATATTCCCCTACGATGTAGAGACGCCCACGAGTATCAGCAATAGCATTTTCGGGGTGATCTACAAGGCTGGCAGAGAATGGTAGCTTACCCTCTTTTGCCTTTGAAGAAAGATAGCCCTTATGCTGCGCTACGGTGCGTTCCAGTCGAGCTTTTTCGGCTGCAAATTCGGCATCAACGCGCGCAAGTTTTTCTTCTGCCTTGTCCAGCTTTATTTGAGTTTTTTCTGCGGCATCAATTTTGCCAAGCTGCTTCTGGCTATTAAGTTTCTCTTTCAAAGAATCAACAACACGCTGACGTTGCTCGCGTGCTTCTTCTTTTCGAGTTTCATTACTTGCTAGCGCACGGGCATTGTTTGCATAGGTTTGAAAACGGTTAGTAAGCTGGACACGCTCTTTTTTAGCACGCTCTTTTTCCCGATCAAGGCGCTGCTGCTCAATCTTTTTACGCATTTCATCAGGATTCTCTGCTACCATAATAATCATCTCTTCACGGCTACTTGCATCCGCGTTTTCAAGAGATGTTTCTTTTCCAGAAAACAAATCTTCCATCCATGTGGATTTAGAAAGAAGCGTCATTCTTCGATAATTATCAAATGTACCTTTGCCTGAGTAATAGTAGACATCAACAGAGCTCTGAGAATTCCCTTGTCGAACACCGCGACCATTACGCTGGTTAATACTTGCCGGTGTCCACGGATAGGTCATGTGGTGGATAGCTGTTGTACCTTTTTGTAGGTTTACACCAACTTCGGCTTTTTTATTCGCAATAGCAAAAATGTGCGTACCTGAATTGTAATTCTTGCTTATCGTATCAAGCTTTTCTCCTGCTGCCTCATCTGCGTTAATGATTGCAATCTGCTTTGAAGTGAGGCCAATATTATGCACCAATAGGCGCTTCAGCTTTCGGTGCTGTGTCTTTTCCTCAGTGAAAAGAAGCTGTTTGCCTTTTGCCTCATGGTGTTTTTTAGCATTCGCCACCATAGCAGCATACTTAGGTGTCAAAGGATGAGTTGTATCAGATTCGGCAATATCAAACTTCGGCATAGCCTTGAGGACTAAGTCTTCATACAGATCGGGTAAAATAAGGCGAAACGTATCTTCATCATCAAGAATTGAGTACTCCAGTTCTGCATTACGATACATTTTTTTACCGGTTTCAGGGTCTACCATGTGCTTGTTTGTTTCTTCGTCAAGCACAGGCGCTTTGTATGTATCCGGCAACCCATCAACAAGCTTCAACGTCGCTTCTTTATGTTTTTTAGGCAGAATGAACGTCATTGTCCGGCGATACAAGTCTACGTCTGTGGCAACCCTGTCCATATCGCGAATAATGGAAAATACAGAATCGCCCTCTAGGGCTTTAATTTCTGCTTGTACTTTTTCAAGCTCCTCTACCCCCTGCATTTTTGCCGCATCAAGCATAGACTCGGCATTCAGCAGAATATTTGCACGACGCTTTAATGAAGAATAGAGCTCTTCCTGTTCACTGGTCATTTCTACGTCGTGAACACTCTCGACAGGAGTAGGAACATGTACTTCTTTACCTACATCATCAGCAGTTTGTAGATTTACAAACTTATTGAATGTAGAGCGGAGTCCATCAAGGTTTTTAAAGCCTGAAAGCGCATTTTTAAGTTGAACATCTCCTTTAATGTTCATCACATCCATGAGCTCTGTATTGCCAAAAATACGCACAAAATCGTCAACATTGGAAACGCCGAAGCGCTGAAAATCATCAACACCAGCAACAAGCGACAGTTGATTGAAAATTTCGAATGGAGAATTTGTGACTGGGGTAGCAGATAGGCCGACAATACCACGTCCGTTATTCATTGTGCGCAAGTAATGGCCTTTCATAGCCATGTCGCGACCTTTCTGAGCAGTACCGGCAGCAGGAAGATATGCAATACCACGAGTTTTCTGACCGGCAGGAAGAGAGTTTTTAAACTGTTCATGCAGTTCGTCGACCATGACTGAGTCAAACCCAATCTCTTCAAAAAACGGGAAACTATCTTTCTTGTTAGTCCCTTCATCTGCATATTGTTCTTGCTTTTTCTGCCGCGCTACGTCTTGCTGGTAGCTCTTTTTATCACCATCGGTTGGTAACAAAGCCATCATATCATCGACGTACATATCCTTCGCTTCTTGCTTCAGTGGGATTTTAGCGAACCAATCACGGGACATTACGACAATTGCCGGATTAGACTGGACAACCTCCCAAAGCTGATCAGCGATGTAGGCATAGCCCCCCTTTGCTTTAAGCTTATCTTGAAAAACAGGATTGCCCGTCTTGCTAATAACCTGCTCCCCACGCTCATCCATCAGTGGCACTTGAGTAATGTTGCCACCTTTATCGCGCACAACTTCAAGTCCGATAAATTTTATCTTGTTGTAGAAAAAATCTTGCCTATAAAGTGCTCTTGCTTCGTGATACCAGTTTTCGAGAACTGATTTTGGCACAACAATACATTTTTTCTTACTACGCCCCATTTTGTGGTCATGAGCACATGTTGCAAGGCCAGTAAAGGTTTTTCCTAAACCAACACCAAAACCACAAATACCCCGCCCTTCTTCTGAAAGACGGCGCACTTCAGCATTCTGATAACCATGCAGCTTTACATCTTCAGCAAAGTATTCGTCCATGCCTACTAACGGATCAGTTTCATACTGCACTGGCACGTAGCCATTAAATTTACGGTTATATGAATCAGTAATGGACTGAATATCTTTGTGCTGCTGCATCCATGAATTAAAACGCTCTTCAAGTGCATTTAATTCACCGTGGTACTCAATAAGCTTTGTTTCTTTCCATGCTTTCTTTTCTGTATCTGACATGCCTTGAGGTGGGACAAGGCGATCAATTTTTCCACCATTCAAGACTTTAATAAGCTGATTTTCGAACTTATTTTTAGAGTTCTTGCCTTTCCCAGTGTAAACAAATTCTCCATCAAGGCCGGTGTAATCATAATCGAATTCGGTAGCGGTATATGTCGTCCCATCATAATGTTCTTTCTCCACTTCAAGCTCTTTGCCGTAGCCGATTTCAAAGCCTTCAGAGCGGATAAAATCATCAATGTATTTGCGGTCAAACCAGTTCTGCTGAACTCCGAAAACAATGTCTTCTGTTTCCACTTTCTTCATTTTAGAAAGCATTTCATCAATCTGGCGCTTCCAACAAGCAACTAGGCGCTGATCTCCCTCATGATCCATCGCTTCAGCGAGCTCTGCAATTTTCGAAAAAATATCACCGGAGCAATATCGATTCATTGGCATCAAAGTGCCAGACGGAGTAATGGCGAGTCCGTCAACATTTGCCAAATCTCCCAAGCTTTCTATTTTGCGCTCACCAACATACATTTCCTTAAAATCATCAAAGAAAATATTATGCTTCCCTTGTCGGACAAACATATGAGTCACGACATCCGTTGGATCACCGGCGTCATAGCCTATGCGGTCAACAGCACGCTCTAATTGCCCTGAAAGCAATGCAGAAAATTGCCCTTTTCTATCTACGGCGTTCTGGTACATCTTAAATAAGCCAGAGTCAGAAGCCGCATTGCGAAGGCGTGAATTGTTTAATGGATGTCCGTAGGTATCAATTTCAGCGACAATCTGCTCTTGCAAAACCTGCCGCTCCATAGAAACATCTTCACCCTGATCTTCCGCTGATTTCATGCGAGAAAGCATACCACCAAACAAAATACCACGCATAAGCTGCTCACGAAGCGCTTCAGGCTTATTCAATCCATATTTGATCGCTTCTTTTTGTAGTTCACTTAACTGTGATGGATAATCCGCAAGTAACGCTTGAGCCTGTTCATATGATAATGAAAGGAGCGTAGCATTATTTTGCAGGGCAAAAGCCAAATCCTGTTCAGTAGCAAATCCATACTGTTCTTCAGAAATAGGGGTAATAGTCTCTTGGGATACAACCACCTTTTGCCACAGTCCATTCGTGTACTCGAAAGAAACACCGCCAAGATAACGTCTATCGCCTTCTACCGCACAAACTTCGCGCGGCTCAGCAGCATCCAGTTCATCCCAATCAATGCGAGAATGAAATTTATGAGCAAGCTTGGCCTTTACTGCTGCTGGTTCTACAGCGCCACCTGAAACAACTTCATCAAATCCATTCCTACGTTTTTTTAAGGAATATTCACCTTGGATAAACGGCTTACCTTCTCCCTGCCAGTACCGGCCTTCAATAAATTCATCAAAATAGACGTTAGTTGCCCACAGCGTGTCAGACGCAATATCATGGATTTTATCAAGGACAGAGCGGGGGTGTTTACGAAGCACAATTACATCAGTGGTGGTACTTGTTCCCTGCCCACCTTTGCCACCAAAAACATCTTCGTCTTTACGGCCATTACCTCCAGCAAGCTTATGCGCACCAAGGAACTCAGCTTTTTTTGAAAGTTCGATGCGGAATCGTTGCCATCCTGCATCTCTCTTTCCAATAATGTTGGTTGGAACTACAACACAAATTAGACCATTCGGTTTAATTTTATCGAGCATTCGCAGAAGAAAGTAGCGTTCAATCTGCTTTTCATTTTTGTAGGCGGGGTCAAGGTTGGCGGAAGCACCTCGCGCTGATCCGAATGGAACATTACCGACGGCGCAGTCAAACGACTCGTCTTCAGCCGACACCACGACTGCCTCAAATGGTGTGTTTGAAACAATGCTTTCTGGATTAAGTAACTTAGAGACTTTAGAGCCTACGGGATCAAGGTCATTGCCAAAACAGACAGCGCCTTCTGGTTTTGTTCCAAGGAACACGCCAGCACCACAGCTAGGCTCAAGCACAGAACCACTCGCAAAGCCGTTTTTCTTAAGTGCATTCCAGACGCCTTCTGCGACAAATGTAGGGGTGTAGTATTCATACTGAGAATTATCGGAAAGACCACCTTTGCCGGAATACTGTAACAAGATATTACGATCTTCTTCCGTCAGGTCTTGTGGATTATCAACACGGTTAATAATTTCTATAGCTTGAGCATTGAGCTTTTCACGGGTCTTTACTCCTCGTGCTTTCAACCCATACTCTGAGTCCGTCGCTTGATATGCGTTGGGCTTGAGAGCTTCGCTACTGCTGCCTCCCAAGCCCATTATTTCTGTAAACGCGGCTTCAAGTTCTCTATAATTTTTTGCAGAGTTAAGCCTATCCTTTTCATCGTCGGAAAGCTGTTCAAAAATTTGATCTTGCATCTGCTCTCTCTAGTGTGGCTATCATTTAAAAATCGAATTAGACGATACGTTCTACGCATCGTTTAATTCGATAGCTCAATAACCCTAAGAAGGGATAGCTCCACTGTTCTATCTGCCGCATATCGCATTTTTTGAAGCTAAAAAAACCCACGCTAAAAATAGCGTGGGGCATAATGTACAAAACTATTAATTCGTAATACCAGCAGGGCGTTTCGTCGCTTTTTTATTAAACACCCATGCAGAAAAGACATTCATGCTCATCTCAGAAATAGTTCCTAAGCCATTCCAGCCTTGTTCATAATTTGATAAATATGCTTCTTCTGCGGCCTTTCTATCTGCAAACCCAAACATAACCTTGTGTTCATCAAATTCTTTTGTCTCAGGCGAAATTTGATCTACAACGTATATCGGACGTGCGATTATCTCATCTTCAGATGCTTTCGGATTTATAAATACGTCTACATGGTCTTTATCTTTGCCTAGCGAGCCTTTTACATACCCATAATGATGTTGAAGCTGAATAGACCATTCATTGCCATTCGGATCAACACCAGACCGTTTGGAACCAGCAGGGTTTTCAATGGAAATATTTAGACCCGCGATGCGCAATTTACCTGTTTTATAATTGCCTGATTCTTTCTGCTTCTGCGTTGGCTCTGGGAGATCATTCTCTGGCGATGTTGCTGACTCGTTTGCCTGTTGTGCAATTTCAGCAGCGGATGCAGACTCAAAAAGTTGGTCGTCAAACAGATTGCAGACAGCGTCATGATCTCTGTCCTGTTTTGTTAATTTGCAGCACCCATTCGGTTTTCTACTTCCACTACGATACGGAACAATAAACTGACAATGCTCGCAGAGCATTTCAGGCCAGTTCCCTGACACAAGTTTCCAATGTCTTAATCCATCTAGCTTATGATACGTCTGGCACGTCACAAGGGCTATCACCAAATCTTCAGGACGGCAGCTTTTCAAAGAAAAAAGATGTCCTTCTCTGCCAAATCCATACAACCTCATCAACTCATGAAATTGTTCAAGTGCATCAGTAAAAAGACTTGTTGCAGTGCCTATCGCAGGGCTATCCCACTCTGTGTCATGGATTGCCACAGTTACAAGACCAGATGAAAGCGTAATTTCAAATACATAGTCAGAATTCATAGCTATACCCCATCTACATCTATAAGGTCTTGAAACTCAAAGTGTTCAGTAAACCACGGTGGAATTTTTTTGCCATATGTATAGTTCATTGCCGTTAGCGGACTTACTGTCTCAGGAATTAATCCTTGCTTACCGGCTTCAACGAGATAAAAGAATGCCCGTGCGTTGCGAATCTTAGTAAACCCTTGGCGTCTCCCGTCTTCAAGATACACCATGTATGTTCGACCAAATTTTTCAATCATACGAGAATGACGTTTCTCAAATCTTGCCATCTTTTTAGCAGTAATAACCTTATCAAGAGCTACGGCAAACGCATCAGTTAAAAGCACTATTTCTTTTTCACTCAGAGCATCATGACGCTGTGCTTCAAAATATGCATGAGTTGCACTGTCAGTATGAGCAAACATTCCAGTTACAAGTTCTAAATGCTCTTTATCACGCTCAAACAACGAAAACAAAGCATCTGGACTTGAAAGATACTGAGCACCCATTGAAATACCTTCCGTCGATCCGTCCTTATAGTGTTTACCTACATAGGGACTAATAAATGCATCTTTTCGCGCCCGTTCATCTTTGCTGTACCCATTAAATCCGGTGAGACTATTTAAGCTAGCGAGTCGCTCGCCATTTGTGCGCCGACTAATAAAATTACATATGGCATTTTGTGCAATAGTGTTGCGAAACTCTAAGTGATGTCCGAGCTCATGAAATAGAACTTCTTTGTCCATATCAGAAGAGATAGCGATAACATTTTTCTTATCAGACGCAAAAGCCCGCTCTTTCTTCCCTTTTGTCGCAACAAAATTAACAGATGCAATCTTTCCGCCACAAAGACGATAAAATTTCGCAATGTCTGACTTGAAGTCTTCAACGTTAGAATAGTTAGGTATTTTTTTTAATCGTGCCAACGCATCTTTTTTAATAATCACATGAGATTCAACCCATAGCTTTGCATCTTTTTCAGAAATGGGAGAGCGCTCTGTTAACTTCGTTATCACACTGTTATATTTTTCAAGTTCTAAAGCGTTTTTACGAGCTTCAGCTTCTTTAATTTCTTCATCAATGGCGCTTGTCACTTCAACTGATTTTCTTTTGTACTCTTCTTCTGCTTTATTAAATAAAGCTAACTGCCTCCCTTTAAAGTTTTCATAAAGTGCATCATTTTCCTTTTTATATTCTTTTTGAATGTTTGAGATTTTTTGCGAGTAGTCAGGAGAGTCGATATCAAGCTCTTTTGCCAGCGTTCTATACTTACGATATACTGCATTTGCATCTACATCATACTGCTCGCTAAGTTTCCTATATTCATCACCATTAATAATATTGTGCTGTTGTGTGCGAAAAGCTTCTCTTAATGGCTTGTCCAACTCACTTCGCTGTCCTCGAAGAATTACAATTTTTTTTCGTAATTCAAGGATTTCGGAGTAAACATCTCCTGCTATAGAGCTTAAAACTTGCTGACCAAGAGACGAAAAAGCTTGTTCTACTTCATTCCCAAGATTGCGACCTGAATCACGTCTCTTCAATGTCTTATTTGCTGCCACGACCTCATCTAGTTGAAGCTCAGCAAGAAGCGTTTGAGCAGAAATCGCTTTAAGAGAATTCTTTTTCTCCTCTGCATATTGCTGTTCTGCAACATCAAAAGCATTTAGATACGCTATATCTCGCTGGCGTTCTTCTACGCTTCCAAGACTAAAAGCTGCTGCAAAAATTTCTTCAAGTTCGCCCATTGATGAGGCGCTACTGATATTTTGCTTAACCCCTTCCACTTTCTCGGCATGTAGAGATTCGTAAGAAGCGGCTTGCGCCGCCTCAAATAAACTATTGTTCATTATTACCGCCCTTCTCGCTGACGAATAGGCGTCCAATTATCAAGGCGATCTTTGAGATCAGAATAGCCAAAATACATATCTTGACCCTTCATTACATCATCAATCTCATCTTGAGATAAAAAGCCTTGAAATAGCTCATTGTACCAACCGGTAAGGTGCTGCTGCGAAAATGCTGCGCTGGCATGAACATCGTTGACTTTACCACGCATTCCATAGCTAGCATTATGAATCATCGCTTCACAATGTGGAGTGAGTTCTATCTCATCACATGCGAAAGCAACGATTGCGCCAGAAGAGTGTGCAGTAAGCAGCTTAGCTTTGGTTTTGGCCTTCGTTTCCATCAAAGCCACATAAAATGCCTTTGCAGCATCAGTTCGACCACCAAGGCTGTTGATTTTTAATGTAATCTCATCCTCTACACTGGCATTTTCGAGGCACCGGATTTGAGAGCGAAAAACTGCCGGTTCCTTGAAATCGTGATCTATATCAATCGTTAATACTGCCGATTGTCTTTCATGAGCTGTCTGAAACTGCACTGGAGAACCCATCATTTGCACTGACTCAAGTATTGCAGACTCCATGATGCCGATGTTCCCCTTGTTAAGGGCAACATATTCAATAACCGGAGGCAATACCGGCTTAACATCATTGCCTATAGATTCCACAACCTCGCGAACTTTCGCAATAAAAGGTAATGGAGCAAGTTTGTTGAAATCACCAGCAACAAGTTTATCAAGAAGTTTACTTGATCTTATCGCCCCAAGCTGTGCTCCAAGCTTTTTGACAGCTTCATTAAGCTCTTTAGTGGCAGTTCTTTTTTCTTTAAAAGTCAGCCCACCAGATTCAAGCTGTTTCACCTTGGCATGAACAACCTTTGTAAGAGCACGCTTCTCTTTAAATGAGAGAGACATTACGCTACCCCTTTTGCGCCATCAATCGCAACTTGTGCTGCTTTATCTGCTGCTTCATTAAGAAGTTCGTCATATCGCTTTAACAAATCGCGTTCTTCAAGATACTCCGCTGCTTCATCAAGGGCAGCTTCCAGTCCTTCCGGATCGTGGTCATAAGCGCCAGCAACAATGCTCTTCAATGATTCCACTGCTGGATTAAATTCACCGCTACCCCTTTCTGGGCGAGGTGGGTTAGTCACTCGGTTATGAAGCTCTTCATAGGTTACCACTTCTGGAAACATTCCCGCCATAGCAGTGTCTTCGATGATGTACTTTTCACCTTCGCGATCAACAACTTTAAAGTTTTTCATACCTTCAGCCCAAGTAAAACCGACAGGATATGGCTCGTTCACATCAGCCCCTTCCTCAACTTCAGGCTCATTGGCTGAAGTTGGGGCAGTAGTGTCAATCTGCCTTGCAAGCTCCTCAGAAAGGGCAGTAAGGTCGTCACGAATGCCGTTAATCGAATAACCCACTACATTCTTACCGGCTCCTACATGCTCATATTCAAACTTGGCAGTCACACCATTCTTAGACAGCGTACCATTTTGCTCACCGCTCCAACCAAGATCACGAAGCGCGTTGCGCACCTCAACAATACGAATGCCGAGGATGTGGTCAAGCGCATCCTGATACTTTTCCTGCAACAGCTTATCTTTCAATATGCCAGCATAGCCGCCGTCTGCCGCCATGTCTGCCGCTGTATCTTTACCAAGAACAACGCCATTCAGCGCACGGATAACGGATTCTTCTGGGAACGTATCGTTATTTAAACCTTCTTCACCTTCTCCCTCACCAGCTTCACTTTCATCAGTAGGGTTTTTAAAGGCTTTGAGGAACTCTGGATAGGCAAGTCCTTCGAGATTGGAAAGCTGTGTTTCAGCAAGCTCCATACGAGCTTCATCGTCCGCATCTGAATTCGTAAATTCATCACCGAATTTATGAGTCAGGTACTCGTATGCTTGTTCTTTTGAAACTACCGCAATGACGGATGCATCAAGCTTACGGTTGTGTTCAATAGATTGTGCTGCATACTGGCCTTCAGGGTTGATACCGGCAAAGTGTTTACCCCAGATAATGTCGTTACCGCTTGTAATCGGACGGCTGGCCTTCATGATAAGATGCCCACCACGGCGAACTTCTTTAGGGAATGTTGACGGGAGTTCGCCAACTGTCACGCGCACAGGTACTTTTTTCAATGCAGTACGTACATCGGACGGAAGTTTTTCAGGCTTCCAAAACGGATCAATACGAGAAACTTCTTCGTCTGGGACTACCTCATCAGTTACTTCAGGATTAGCACCTTCACCATCAGAGCCGCCCTCTTGAGGGGCTGTAGCCGCCTTCTTAGCTTTTAATTCGACAATCTCTGCCTCAAGCTTAGCATTTTCATCCGCAAGCTTAGAAATGCGAACATCACGAGCTTCAATCTTCGACTCAACAGTTTCCTTCTGCTTTACAGCTTGTTCCACTTTTTCAGTAGTAGTCGTAATCTGTTCTTTAATTTCAGCAATAGAATTTTCCGTTGCTTCAAGCTCTTTCTGTTCTTCCATCGCCGCTTTTTGCGTTTTCATAAAGCGGACGTGATTTTTCTCAACAAGCTGAGATACTCGTTTGGAAATTTCTTCTAACGAGATTTCGCGACCACTTTCCGGAGCTACAACATGTGTTATGTCGCGCTTATTCAACAGCCAGCGAAACGCAATCAATGGATCAGTGGCTTCAATTTTCTTTTTATCTCCTTCCGGAGAATGAAAGATTATCGATACAGACTGCCCATCAGAGAAAGGAAGCTGTACTGTCACGTATGCAAAATTTCCCTGCTTTTTCGGCTTACCAACAATCGGAGCTTCAGCAGTAATGCCAGATTCATTACTGCTTAGAGCTTTATTCATGACACGCACGACAGCTTTCATGCGTTGGCCTGTACGAGCATACGAAGGGATCGTAACAGCTTCAAGAAGCATGTCTTCGCCAAAAACAACAGAAGCTGGATTCCAAAATTCGTCGATTGCATCGAAGCTTACAGACTCTAGCAAACAAGCATCTTCATACCTGCCACTAGATAACTTGTAGTAAACATCATCAAGTTCGTTTACAGAAAAGCCGACCAACGTACCGCCTTCTGCCGTAATCTTTATTCCATTGAAGTTCGGGTTGACAGGGGCTTGTAATACTTCTTCACGAGTAATTGGCATTATACAGCCTCCTTTTTCAAACCTTCGAGTTCTGATTTAAGTTCGGTATTTTTTTCTTGCAATAATGCTTCTTCTGCCTTCTTGTCTTCAAGTCGAGCTTGAAGATCGGCAAGATCAAGAGACTGCATACGTTCTTGATAAACTGCTAACTCACTCTGCAACTCACTTTGCATTGCTTTAGCTTTATCAAGTTTTTCTTTTCGAGTGATCCGAGCAGGCGAACCTGTAGCAAGTTTTTTAGCAACCTGCGCTTCACGACGTTTCTTGGCTTTCAAATATTTTCTTTCATTATCCTGTACGGCATCAACAAGCTCGACAATTGCTTTGTCAATGTTAGACACAGCCTTAATAGGTACAACCTTACGGTTTAATTTTACCTGAAAAACCGTCCCGTCGGCTTTGACCAAAACTTCCAACTGCTGTCCTGTATCAAAGACAAAAATCACAGACTTTGTTAGATAACCCGACATCCGTTTAGCCTTATTTGTAGCTTTTATGCTTGCTACTGTAAGGCCATGTTTTTCTATTTTCCTAACTACCGGTTTCAAACCAGCTTCTGTTAGCTTCTCAAAATCAAGACGAACTTGAGGCATGATCCCTCCAATATTTTAGCTAAAATACCGATGAACCATACGCCAAAAAAACGCCCTGCGGAATTGCAGGGCGTTCTATGTGTTATATAGCTCTATTATTGTCGGACTTGAAGACTAGTTACTTTGCTATCTTTTCCAGCGCAGCAAGTATGCCTTGTCGCGCTTCGTCGAAGCTAATATTTAAGAAGTAGTTTTTACGGAACAAATACGCGCACTGCTCCAGATCGCCACTGCTTTTAACTTCCACCGCAAAACTGTCAGCCTCATACGCAAAGCGATGCTTGCGGCTAAACAGATATTTGCCCCAGAAGTGTAAAAGCGTCTTCTCTTCTTCAGCCTGTGCGACGTGGTTTGTCTCGTGATTCAGTAATGGCCTGTTATCAATTTGCTTACGCAAAATGTAGATTGTATGCCCAAGCGTGATGGCAGCAACACCAAATGGAACCCATGACACAGGTTTAATTTTTACGGGTCGCTTAGTTAAAATTTTATGCACTGTGCCTACTCCTCAATAGCGACTCTGGAAATAGTAAAAACATTCCCGACAGACCAGTCCGACCAACCTTTGTTTGCGCCTTTGTGTCTACAGCGCCAGTAATAGGTTTCGCCACGCTCTACGGTGCCGTCCGGAACGCTTTTAGACACTTTATTGGCACTGTCTTCGCTGGAATCCCAATGAATAGTATCAAAGTTCGGATTCTTCGCGATCTGCCACTGTGAGGCCGCGTGCGTATCACTATCGCCAGTTGTTGAAAATGGATTTGATGTCAGCGTCAGTCCATCTGGAGAACTTAGCTCTGCTCCGGCAACTGGTGCTGTACTGCGTGGCGTATCGATAGACACAAAAGACCCTGCTGTCGTGAAGCAGGTAACAGCAGACCATTCAGAGATACCATCAAGGGCATCAATATGCTTTGCGCGCTGATAGTACTTGGTGTTTGTCTGCAATACGCCTTTATCGGGAGCCACAGACACACCGGCACGTTCGCCGGAATTAAACACAAGGTTTTCACCGGTAAAATCATCTGCTTTTTTGCTCACTTCAATAAAAACACCGCGCTGTGCTGTCTTCGCAAGATGGGTGTATGCACTAGTTGTTAATGCTGGTGTTTCGCCAACGTCAGTAGCGCCATCTGCCGGAAGAACACAGGTTGGAATCGCTGGGGGGTGATGAAGGCCACTCTTTATTCCCGAAGGCGATGTAATAAACATAATGAAGTCAATTGTTGCATTTTCTGTTGCAACAATTTTAACTTCGAATTCCCCGTCATATTCAAACGTGTATTCAATATCGAGCTTTGACGGAGTATGGGGGGCTGGGCGTTGATATTCCCACACCACAGGAGTCCATGCAGTACTGGAGTTTGCTTTTCTGTACAAAAACGTTGGCGGTTTTACACCTTCGTCGGTACGAAGGATCATGGCTTTTCGATTAGAAGAAACAAAGGCAGAGCTAACATCAATTGTGTCTGAGTAATAAACTTGCCCCTTCTTAGCGGTAGCCAATGTTGCCCCGCCGTTGGCAGCAGTGGCTGTTATGTACTTCCAATTCGTTCTAACAAGCTGGCCTCCACGTATTGTGTTTTGTACGGGTTGCTGTGTTCGAATGCGATTAACAGATAAGATTTCTTTTACTGTGATCGTCTCTTGAATGCTATCATTCTGAATGATGTATTCCTGCCCTGCTTTCAACTTTGTGGTACTTTCCATATCAATAGAATCATCACCAGTAACGCTTTCAACATCAGCGACAGTGATTACGTCGGAAAGAGCATAAAGAGGATGAAAAAACTCAAATGCATACTTCAACTTTGGTGACAATTCATTTTGAATAGATTGAAGCATACGCTGCTCATCTGTTCTATTCAGCAGTTCGGTTGCTGCTAGACCTTCAATCTCTTTTAGCGTGTCTGATACTGCTTGTTCTGTTGCAACACGGATAGTCTCTTCGATAGCATCAGGGTCAATGTCTCCAGAGCCAATGGCGGCAAGCAAACGTTTAACTTTTTCTGCAATGCCTGCAGTTCCGCTCATTATAGCAAGAACGGAAGCTTGTGTTTGAGTTGTCATATTTCTACTCCGCGTAAAGAAAGTGGGGCTAACTACGATGCCCCACTGTATTTTGTTTACAAGCTAGTCTACGTTGTCAGTATCTTCCGGCCAGCCGGTATCTTTTTCGTCAAGATACACTTGATATGCTCCAGCGGTGTCTTCTGCTTCTGCTACAAGTTTGCAAATCTCCGCTTCACGATCAAAACATCCAGATGAATATTTATATACTGCCGCCGAGAGCAGGGGGTAATCTGCGTTTGAGACAGAATGAAATCCATCTTTAAATTTCCACTCTTTACCATCTTTGCGGAACCCATCCTCAATCGCCTTCATTTCAACTGCAATCAAAAAACGTGCTTCGCGATCGGTGTGAACAGGATGCTCTCTCCATGTTATGCCAGCAGTTTCCAGCTTATAGCGTTTTTCGCCTAACCGTGCCGCTATTACTGATTCAACAACCGCACGCTCTTTAAACTCAATTCGAGAATCTTTGGTAGCAGAGGCTGTTTGTTTATTGATTGTGAAGCCGCTTACGATAATGTTATGCACCTCTTCGTCAAAACCCTCTGGCACAGGCTCATTAAGCGAGAAAATGCCAGAGCCAACATTTACAAGATCATCTGTTGGCTTCAATCCATAACATCGAAATAGTTGACTTTCAGTAAGCTTCGCTTTTTTGTTACTATCGTAAAACACAGAGGCGCTCCTTTAAAGTTGGATCAATTTGAAATAATTAGAATCATGACTAACTATTGTTGAAATTTTAGAATGTTCGCATATTTTTTTACGCATTTTATAAGATGCAGTATTGCGAATAAGTCCAAGATAGCTGTTCACAGACGCAATATTCTGCTCTGTAGGATGTCTACTCACTGCAAACGCGCTTGTCTTTGCTTTAGAAATTGTAGACCGTCTTGCATATCGCCTATAAGGCTTGACAATAGCTCCTACAAAATTAATTCCTTGCGATGCATGTTTGATAAAGCATTTATCTCGATGTAATGAAATCTTGAGCTTTTCGCGCAAAAAAGCATCTACCTCTTCTAACCAACGCTGCAACGTGGCTTTATCATGATGTAATATTACAGCATCATCCACATAGCGGACGTAATATTGGGCTCGTAACGTATGTTTGACGAACTGATCTAGTTCATTCAAATAAACATTGCTGAAAAACTGGCTGGTTAAATTGCCAATAGGCAGCCCTCTGTTCTTTGGTGCATTCCAAAGAGATTTATGAGGTGGAACTTTAGCAAAAAAAGAGCGTTTACCATTTACGATGGGATTAACAGTTGGGTCATGCCACACTATTTGCTCAAGAAGTCTTCGAGATATTCCACTCTCTACGTGCTGAAGCAGCAAATCTAAAAGAATCTCTTTTTCAATACTGACAAAAAAATTCTTTATATCAAATTGCAAAAACCAAGTGTCTTTTGCGTAATTACCTGTTGCTTTACGATGAAATTGCATCAAACGATCAGAAGCGGCGAGTACGCCTCGCCCTTTTAGGCAGCTATACGTATCCTCAATAAATCGTTTTTCAAAAAACGGCGCTATTTCTTCATACACAAGATGATGCACAATTCTATCACGAAAAAGTGCCGCCCATATTTCACGAGCTTTCGGATATGTAACAACAAAAACTGTTGTTCTTCCTATCCTATAGCGCCCACTATTAACCTCATTAAGCAACTGTAATAAGTTTTCTTCAAAGTTAATTTCAAATGCAATTGCACTTTTTTTGTTTCGTTTTCTTTTTCGACACATCATGTACGCATGAAAGATGTCCTGATATGTATATTGCTTTGCAAAGTTCACGGTTTTATTCCATCTCCGACACGGCACAACAAAGTAGTCATTGTTCTTATTGTTGTTATTCTGATTACCGTCGCTCGGGCGCTGCACCCAAGCGTTATTGCTAGTGTTCTCCGAAGAGCTAGATTGTACTCTCAAAACCTAAAGTCGCGTTTCCGCAAAAGTAAGTCATTTTTATCTACCGCACAGGTGGTACAATCCGAGGTGGAAGCATTCTACGTGCAGCCGTAACTGCATGTATTCAAGCCATGTCCGTGTTATTTACTATTTAGCGCCTCTGCTGTTTTCTTTTCCCATCCTTTCGATTGCGCAAGTATGTTTACAAGTCGCTCAACCTGCACTCCGTATTGCTTTGCAGAAATCAGCTGTAGGTCATTTGCAATGCGATAGTTTATAAGTATGCGCTGCACCGTGCGCTTTATTAACTTGATAGCTGACAATTTTCGCTTTAAATTTTCCCGCTCCTCGTATGCTAAAAAAATGCCTTCTGTAAGCGCCAGCGCTGATGTTCTAAGGGTTTCTCCAAGTGAGAATTTATACGCCTTGTTCATGCTTGCTGTCATTACGTGTGTGTCTCTTAGTATATCTCGTGCCGTTCTATAGATTGGCACCTTCTCGTAAGGCTGTTGGTTCAAGCTAGTAGTCCAGCAATAGGGGGCTTAAACGCCCCCTAAAGACAGTTTAAAAATTAAGGGATAAACCTCCGACACGGCACAACAAAGTAGTCAGTGTTCTTAAGGCCGTTACTCTGAGAACCGTCGCTCGGGCGCTGCACCCAAGCGTGATCGCTAGTGCTCTCCGAAGAGCTCCAGATGTAGTTAGAGCCAATACTAGAGAACTTATTTCCACTTGTTTCGTCAGCAGCGTCAATAATGGCTTTCTGTGAAATGATTTTGGCAAGTTCTTCTTTGTTAGGCAGAAAAAAGTCATTGCAGCCTTCAAATATAAGATTATCACAATACTCAGCAGCAGGAGCGCCAACCGAACCCTGCCCATCGTTATGACTGCTGTAGGAACCAGAACAAAGAACTGATGTGTTTTGTGCACCAGACTTAGGGTCTTTGGATGATGCAGAAGACAAGTTGGCAAGACTAGTATCGAGGTTGTACAATCCCCACTTTTTCGTAGTTCGCTTAGACGCAGGCGCGACAATGATGTAGCCTTGCTGTCCATCCGTAAATGTATGGGAAATAGCGATACCGCCATCAACTCTTACTCCGTTTCCGATATTGATAACGGAAAACGTTAATGGCGCCGACCAGTCCGACCAACCTTTGTTTGCGCCTTTGTGTCTGCAGCGCCAGTAATAGGTTTCACCACGCTCTGCTGTGCCGTCCGGAACGCTTTTAGACACTTTATTGGCACTGTCTTCGTTGGAATCCCAATGAATAGTATCAAAGTTCGGATTCTTCGCGATCTGCCATTGTGAGGCCGCGTGCGTATCACTACCGCCAGTTGTTGCAAATGGATTTGATGTCAGCGTCAGTCCATCTGGAGAACTTAGCTCTGCTCCGGCAACTGGTGCCTTGCCTGTTGGCTGATCTACAGTCACAAAAGACCCTGTTGTAGTGAAGCAAGTAACAGCAGACCATTCAGAGATACCATCAAGGGCATCAACATGCTTTGCACGCTGATAGTACTTGGTGTTTGTCTGCAATTTTCCTTTAGCTGTCGTTGCTGCAATACCAACAACTTCTCCAGATGAGTAAACCAGATTGTCTCCGGTAAAATCATCTGCCTTTTTACTCACTTCAAAAACAGTCCCGCGCTGTGCTGTCTTCGCAGGATGGGTGTATGCAGTTGTCGCTAGTGCCGGAGTTTCTCCCAAGCCAGTAGCGCCATCTGCCGGAAGAACACAGGTTGGAGTTAAGGGAGGGTTATGGAAGCCGCGAAGCCCTGTTGCACGGGACACACCTATCATATACTTCACAGTAGTAGAGCCATCTGCGACGATTTTTATATGCAAATCGCCACGCTCTTTTAGAGTAAATTCATAGTCTACGAAGCCAGCAACGCCCTTTGCGTCACGCTTCCAGTCCCAGTGCTGTTCAATCCAATCCCCATTGAATTTCTTACAGAAAATTCTGAGTACTGCAGCATTATCTCGCCTGCGAATAACAAGCGCTTTATCTGTATTGCTGACAGTATCGAGGTTAACTGGTTTTGAGTAGTAAACGTCACCGGCTGTAAGATTTGCTTCACCATTCAAAATTTTCCAATCAGTGCGCTTCATAGTTGCACCGGTGAATGAATGGTTGATTGGAGCAGTAGCTTTTACGCGGGTATCAGAAAAGATTTCATTGATCGTAACAAAACGTGTAACGCCATCTTTTTCTAAAACATACTCTTTGCCGACTTCGATCCCTTTAACATTCGAAACATCAATGGAATCATCACCGGCAACCGTGCGTACATCATCAATTACGAGTTCGTCGCGAACGCTGTACAACGTAGAGAAAAACTCCATAAAGAACTTGGTGTCGGGGTTGTATGTATTTTGAATTTCAGACTGCCGCGCTTGCAAGTCTGTGCGGGTTTTCAGTTCTGTTAAATCCAAGCCATCCAGCGTTTCCAATACATCTTCAATAGCATCATCAGTTGCATCTTTAATCTGCTGCTCAATAACTGCTGGATCAAGCTTTCCGTCACCGGCGGCAGCAAGAATCGTACTTACTTGCGCGTCAAGGTCTTCTACAGCTTTTTTCTGTACATCAAGCTGCTTCTGTATAGAGGACATGTATTTCTCCTACTTTCCAGAGTACGTTTGGGTGGGATCGAAGCCCTTGCTTTTTGCCCAATTTTCCAAGTTCGTAATGCGCTGCTGTACGCCCATGATTTCTGTGCTGGTCTTAATAAAACGAGCACTAACGTCCATGAGCCAAAGCATCGGGTTGCCGATAGTTCGCCCGTCTTCGGAGATCATGTCAGCAGTGATAACTGTAGTTCCGGACGGAATTTTGAGTTTACCCAAAACCACATGATGTTTTTCAGGAGCACTGCAAAAGACAATACTTTGTTCACCATGAGCATCAGGCAGATATATTGCTTGGATGCATACGTAGCATTCACCAGTCGATGGCACGCTATAAGTAGTGTTGTCCTGATCTGTCAGAGTAATAGAATACCCATTACGGTCTATAACAGCGACATTAGCCGGATAGTCTTCATCCGCTTCCAACGAGATATTCATCCCACCGGCTGGTTTAATATTAAAGCCATAATAAACACCTGCGGGGATGATTCCTGCGAACTTTCGGTTTAAAGCTACAGAAGTTCTTTCCGCTCTAAACGAAACGCTTTGCTGTAATCCCATGTACTACTCTCCCTTTCTGTTGATCGGGAAATTAATAGAAGGGTACACGGTGTATTCCTGAGATGGTTTAACCCAATCAGGCAACGCTACACACATTGCAACCAATTCTTCATCTTGATCGTACAGCCCAATCACAGAACATCTTTTTGATGTTGCAATACCGCCTTCTGGAATAGTGCATTTAACTAATGTTGAGCCATTGCTAAATTGAGCATCTACGCTACCGGTGTAAAAAGGTTCTGGAACCTCTTCAAGGTCATACGGAACTGACAGAATCTCAGGCGGTTTGCCTTCTGGCACAGACTCATTAAGGTAGCCATACCCTGCTTTAAATTTAATGATTCGCGGACACTGCCCAATTCCAGCAGCAGCACGTCCCACTTTTTCGTAAAACCGATCTAAAATGATCGCACTTTGAAAAATCTTTTCATCTTCCATCCATTAATCTCCTATAACCATGTCCAATGGTGCGAAATCGCAATGGACTTCATCAAACTTCGGGTACCTGTCCAAGCTGCTCTCGCGTACCCCCCACGGAACGGGAACTACATGTTTTGTTTTTGCAATAGCTTCTGGAACAGGTTCAAACTCAATAAAAAATTTTGATTCTTTTTTTGCGACAGCAAATGTAGCTTTTTTGAATGCCGGTATGGGAATAGTCGAAATATTTTGCATGTAAGGCACATCAAAAAGAGAAAATGCCAACATACTAGAATCATCGCCTCGCACTAAGTCCAAAGGAAGCCAGTCACAAGGCAACTCATCGTCACCAACGTAATGATCCAAGCTCAACAGTCGATCTTCCGGAACAAACGAAAGAGCAACTGTCTGGTTCGATTGAGCCGTAATAGCAAAATCAATTTGCTCATCTAAGTGTGGCGACATATCTGCCGGATGTGCATCAAGTAAACGAGAGTGCGAAAACGTAATGTCTATCTGCTGGTATGTTTTACTAATAAAAGCAGGAGAAACGATGAATGGAGATACTTCAAGGTCAACATTGATATAAAAAATTATCCCATCATACACGATGTGTGTTGGCTTGAATCGGCGCACCAATTTTTCTGCGATTGCTAGAAACTCTTCTTTCGTCCTTCCAGACCGATGGATGTGAGTTAAATTAGCTTTAAGTTTTCCGCGAGATGTCAAGAAGTAGAAAAGCTCTTTCTCCCAACTGGCAAGATCATCTGCTGGTGCAAATGCAGTTCCATATGGCTTTCTGTTATCAGCCCATAAAGGAATCCAACGTACGTCCAAACCGGCAAAGTTTCTCTGAAAAAGCGATTCAAAAAGATACTCTTTATCTTTTCTAAGAATCTCAGCCTTTCGCCAAGCTACTGCTAACGGTTGATCGTTCTGTGTTGGCATGTCCGGTGCGAAGTAGTCACCGAGTTCCCTCATCTTCTGTTTTAAATCTTGAGGATGCGCCGTGTATATTGAACGCATATCTTCAAGACGCTTCAACTCTGGGTAAAAAGTGGACTCCCAAAAACTTTGCAGAGTGATCGCAAGTTGCGTCCAACGCTCATCTTTCCTTCTGGCAGGAGAAAGCCGCTTAAGAAGCCAATCGCGCATTACAAGTACTCTAACTCAACTGTTGTATTTTCAATGTCGATGGACACCATGTCTTGCAACTCTTCTGGGGTAAGAGAACCAGATGGGGTCATTTGGAATGATGCTCCAGACCCTTCTTCAAAGAAGCCTGTCTTTTGAACAACTTCGACAAGCTCGTTCCACAAAACATTTTTTCTTCGAGTTGCTGAGTCCTTTCCGTACGCAGTAAGCAGGGCTCTTTTAACCTCCTCTTCTGCATCATCAATAATTACATCAGGAAGAACCTTACCCGTAATCGTCAATCTAAAATACTTGTGAACTACAGGAATATGCTTGAAGAATTTATTCAAAGGTGCTGAGTGCTTTTCTTTCAGCGCTGCCAAGCACAAGTTAGGTGCGTCGATGTCTGGAGCATATGCAGAAAAGAAAATTTTATTGATATACTCGACACTAGGGGCTCCCGCTTGTTTTTCCATTTCAGCTTCACCCCAAACATTAATAAATGTCATTGTTGGAACAACGCGGTTTAAGAAAAACGGATAATCATCATCCCAGACAAGCTTATCATCATATATTTGCCAGTAATGAAGACTTTTTCGTATACTCTCAATTCCTTCGGCGCTATTACCGCCTGTAATAGCGGTGGAGATTGTTGCAACGATCTCTACAGGAAGCTCTTTTACTGTAAATACTTCCTGCCCTGCGCTTAAAAAAAGCTCTCCTTGTGTAAGCCAGCATTTCACCAAAATCTCACTACCTACACTTGGTATTTTCCCAAATGTTCCATTACCAAACCGAACTCCGAACTGATCGGTATGGCTATAAAACTGGTCATAAACCTTGCTTTTTGAATTGGTATTAGTCAGCAATCGAGCATATGCCCAATTTTCAAATGGCAGATGCTCATCTTCTTTTACCATTACGTTGAAGCTTGATATATGCGCTGTATCCTCAACTGGAAGCATTACAGAATAAAATGAAATACCTTCAGAAACCTTAAAAAGCCGTTCTACTAACGTCTTCTGGGCTACTGGAATTACGACTTTTCCCCCTGCGGCAATTTTTACAGCCTGAAGAGTTACGATGGGAATATCATCTTCAGTAGAAAACTCTGTATGAATAGGCAGCGAAAAGGTATGCTCTCCTATGTTTTCTACTGTTATCGCTCCCTTAGATGGGGAAGCTTTTATGGGCAAATATTCCCTGTCTTCAGCATGAGCCATAATACTAGAGGGATTAATGGCTGTTGAAGCATAGGCTTCTTGCCGATTCCTTTCTGTACTAAATTGCGCAGAGCGTAGGCACCAGCTTACAAACACAGAGAGATGCTCTACGAACTGAGATGATGCAAGAGGCTTCCATGCAGTGGTAGAAGAAAGGATTTCAGCAAATTTTTGCTTTGCAGAGCTAATACTAATCATATGAATCCCTAGCTCAAATTGAGTTCCGCTACAGTCATTCCTAGTTGATGAATAATGTAGATTCGATACGCATCAATAGCGACCTCTTCAACGCCAACTCCTCTCAATACAACACCATCAACATCAATGGGGAGTTTCTCAACAATCGACAATTCTATGCCAATTGCCATTTCATTAAAGCCAGAATCATGTTGAAAAGACGATAGATTGTGTCCCCAGTGCGGCAAATCAGCGATAGTTCCCGCTGGCGTTTCGAACCACTCTTGAATTCGCTCTGAGATTGCGTCTGCTTCGTTTTTGATCGCAATGTCAGCGCCAATCGCAGAGGTGAGATTTTTACTCGCTTCAGTATACATCTATTAAATTCTGTCTTTGACCATTAGCGTTGTAGTTACGTCGTCATACTCTACCGGTATTGACTGGCTCGGAGTTGTCTCTGGTTTTTTCCTACGATCCGACTCAAGCACTGTAAGAATTTTAGATAACGCCCTATCAGACTTACTCTCCTTCTTTGAAGGGGAAGCAGTTCGATCTTGCGCTTTTTGCTGCTCTTTTTCTTTCTGAATAACTTTCCGGACAGAGACAGCTTCTTCTTTTTTCTGCAAAAGCTGACCGCTTACGCTTTCGTTAGACTCCGCAGTTGTTTTTGACCCTGACACATCCACAGTTTTTGGGCTAGCTTCGCTGTTCTCTGTGTCAGAAATATGCTGTTTTTTTTGTGCAACTTTTCCACCACGTACAATTCGTGCGCTGCCATCATCTAAATATTCAAGCTTATCTGTCTCTCCAATGCCGTACTTTTCAGCAATTTCTGCCGCTTTTGCACGATTAGTTTCAGCAGCATCATTGTAGTAATATTTTTCAGAAGCTGTTTTTGCAGTATCCGCATTTTTTTTAAAATGTTCCGCAAAAGTAGAGCTTGATTGATATCTTTTTGCATCAGTAGCAGATATAACTTCATCCTTTGTTTCTGCTGCCGGTACGCTTTTTTCGACTTCGTCGTTATCAATTCCTGAATCGTCAGATGAGAAAAGACCGTACAGTCCTTTTGCAATGTCAGCAGTATCTACATCTGCGCCAAGCATGGATAACCCACCTGAAACCAGTCCACCCATATCAACGGCATTTGCAACAGCACTCGCCATTTTTTGCCCAGTAGATGCTTCTTGCCCAGAATGTAGGTCAAACGCTTCCTGCTGCATCTCTGAGTCATTCCAACCGTCATACCCATCCTTTAGCGCCATTCCTGCGGCGAGGACTTGCCCGACAACAGGAATCGCTCGTGCTCCCAGTTTAGCAGCCCCCTTTCCCCCAAGCTTGGTGCCAAGCTTACCAACACCTGTTTCACCTATTTTCGCACTAAGTTTTCCACCAAACTTTCCACCAAATTTTGATACAGCTTTATCCTCAACGGCATCCATTGCCACTTCTTCAGCGCCACCATTACCGAAGAGCGTACTTAATAAGCCACCGCCGCCAGCAATTGCTGCTAATGCTCCACCAACCTTGCCAAATTTACCACGCTTACCTTTTTTTCTACTACGTTTTCGATCTTTGCCTCCAAACATGTTAAAGGCATCAGACAGAAGCGAGTCCCCCGATGAGCCATTTGCGCCAGCAGTGTTTGCAATAGTAGACTCTAAATCTTCACTTCGCTTTTCTGCCTTTGCGTCATTAGACTCTAAAGTTGCGACAACTTCTTCCATTGCTTGAGTTTGATCCTTCTCCTCCACAACTGGTTTCGCATTCGTCTCCGAAACCGTAGAAAGATTGGATTTGCGAGTAGACTCTTCCTGTGATGGGAGGGAACGAGGTATTCCGATTTCTTCAGCCTGATCCTTTGATACGAATTTGCCTTGCATGTCTCGCAATTTCCCATTCACATCACGAGAATAACCCTCTGGCAGCTTTTCAGACGGCTTACCGGTAGCCCACACTTGCACCTTTTCAGTCAGTTTTTCTTTGGCAGCTTCTTTTTTTTCTGCCAAAGCCGTCAGGCCTGTCTTATCCATTGCAACTTTTTTTAAAATCCCTGCTACGGAGCCGTCATCTGTATCAATTTCACCAAAACCACTTGAAGCTTCTTTAAGTTCCATCGCCGCTGACCATAAAACACCGCCAGCGGCAGAACCAGCAACATCCTGCATTCCTTCCGGCTTGTTATCTGAAATTAGCTCACCAGAAAAATTCTTAAAGTAATCTTTTAACCCCCGTCCGTTCTCCTTCTCCCCCTCTTTCTCCTTCGCCTTGGTATAAGCTTTTTGAGAGCTTGACTCCTCTTGCGGGTTAATAAATGGAGCGGCGATAGCTGTTGGCTCGTCAATAACTTTCCATGTTGGGGATATTTCCACAGGCTTTTTTGTACCTGCTTCCACTGTACTGTTATTTACAATTGCCTCAGTAGAACTACTCTCAACAGAGATACTCTCAGTAGAAAAACGCTTCCCCTTAGATTGAGAAAGCGCTTCTGCTTTTTGGGGGGTACTGCTTTTTCGGGATACCGACGTAGGATAAACGGGCTGCGGTAATGCCTGTTGCGCTCCAGCAACACTAGACATTGTAGAAACAATGGAAGCAAAAACTGTAGAAACAGCTTTTAACCCTTGTGTATTGGCATCGATATTTTGCAATATCGGAACGATTTCTTGCCCTAAAATCGTCTCCAATGTTGCATCATCTTCAAGTAATCCTGCTCGTTCCTCCAACACATCATCTTTTACGGCTGATGACTTTTTCTTCTTAGGTGCAGCAACGGGACTGAAGCTATCTAAATCTATGGAATCCATAGCCTACCTACTTATTTCTTGTATTTTTTTATTGTAGCCTTGTTTAAGGCCAACACACGCTGCTGTGACGTATCCAGTAAGTTTTTTAAATCTTGACCTGCATACAGCGTTAAGTTTTCCAAGACAGTGTCCCAAAAATGCGGGCTATATTTGCGGAATATAGTCCGCAATCCGAAAGGGGAATGTTAAAGAAACCCCCTTGGAGTCAGGATTATTAGGACATTTCTTCAAATCAGAAACAAATAGGAGCTGGCCATTTTTGAATGTAGTTCGCAGACCATGCTGCATACCTTTGAGCGCAAGTTTGTGTTCTTCAACAAGCTTTGAGTAGGTAGTAAAAGGGAGTTTCAACAATTTTTCTTCACGATAAGCAACGCGATCTTTAGCTTCGTTCTTTTCTTCTTCCGGAAAAGCCACACTGAAAAGCAGCTTCGCAAACTTATTTTTTGCTTTTTCATGCTGTGCTTCTTTTGAATGTTCCCCAAACTCTTCTACTGTCTCCAAATACTGCATTTGCATCGCTTCAAGCTCTTCAAGAGCAGCACCATCAAGCGGGCGAACAGTCAACTTCAATTCATCAACCGTAATATCGCGTTCGGGCTTGCCTTGAATCGCTGTTAATGAATTAACAATTTCGCCTTGAGTAATCGCAACAGAGTGCTCTTCTCCACATTCAGCACATTGATAAGAAAATGTAAGCATGAGGTCATGGATTTCATTGCTGTGAATCCAATACCAAAACAGAACAAAGCGGCGATCATCACCTGTCCACTTTTTGGGGTTGGAATATGTGGCCTTGTCCTGAATTGTTTCGAGGAATAATGTTGTTTTTTCTTCTTCTGCAAACTCATGGACATTACAAAAATCAATACTGTCTTCTATTGTAGCCATGCGTAAGCGCACAACGCAGTCAGGATTGCTCGGCAAAAAACATTCTGGGATAGTTGACATGAAGTCCCTCTATTTAATTCTAAAAGATGAAAATGTAGCGGAAAATTCCATCAGTCCATTACCTTCATAGGTTTGTGTTATCTCACCACATTGCGTGACGAACATTTCCCACGTTGCGGCAAGAGTTTCCGTTCCATCTTCAGCAATATTAAATTTTTTTATTTTCTTAACGTACCCATCTTGACCAAACGGCAAATTAACAGTGCCATCTTTGTTGTATACGAGCTCGCGTAGTCCATTAACGAACTTGTAAATGCGCTCATCTTCGTTATCGTAGAGCGTCATGGTCAACGGAGCGGGAGATAGTCCCGTTGGATAATTTAACCCTGTGACGCCAACCTTTTGGGGTTCTGTTTCAATTTCTGGCGATCCGTGTGTGATTTCTTTTACATAGATTGCAAAATCATCAGGCTGCCCTTCAATCTCAATACGAAAAAGACATTCTTTCTGATAATGGGTCGAAAGTGATTGCTGCACAGCCCTTTTCATTTTTGCGACAATCGCACTGTCAGATCGAGTACGAATAACCATCCATCACCCCATAGTTGTTGATACTGCGACAACAGGAAGCTGAAATGCTCTATCACTCAAAGATTCTTTAATTTTATCGCATTTTTCTTCCAACTCAGCTTTCGTTGGCAACTCCACAGGAGAACCGTTAGCGAGCATCACAGCACGTTCTCGTTCTGTATTCGGGATTGCGATTAATGCCACGAGATAATCTAGGGTTGGATTAATAACCCCATTCGGTAAATCTTCATCCAAAGGCCAGTGCTGAATATCTAAAAAATATTTAACGGAGACTGGGAACTTAGTTGTTGCATCGACTTCAGCGCGAAGTTTTTTTTCATTTGTGTTTGCTTCAATAAACTCTTCAACAAAAACCCATTCACCATCGCTGTCTGTCGCTACGGCAGTTGAAAGAAAATGGGGAGGCAAGCTGAATTGCTTTGCACTCCCCTTGTCTTCCACTAAAAGGCTTGCCATAGCTCCAGCATTATCTTGAAAATCTCCAAGTGCTTTACGCAGCAGACTTGTCAGCTTTGATTCTTCGTTATGGAAAAGAATAATGAACTGATCTTTCGCTTCTTCAAGCAACTGTGCTGGAGTCATATGTGCTATCCTTCACCTTGGAGGGTTACTTGCTCATCATCTAACCAGCTAACCCAGTTTGCGTGGAATGTGCCGGATGTTTTAATGCCGACGGCTCCGTCTTCATGTGAAACATCAGCGCCTTCCAACTCGATCCATGTAGACTCAAGTTTTACGGTGTTTTCTGGATTTGTTTCAAAGGATTCACCTTCCAGTCCAATCACAATATCTACGTATTCTTTGTTTTTGATAATTTTTCGAAGATCGCGGTAAGAAGCACCAGAAACAACCTGTTCAACGGTAAAAGTGATGTCCTGAGCATTCATAAAGCGCCCCTGCTCATTTACTTTTGCCCCGAATGCTACAAAGCGCTCTGTGCCTTCACGCTGCATTGGTGCCATTTGAGTAGATGAAATCAACAAGGACAGGTCTGGATAGCCAGCAATCTGGACAGAGAACTCACTGCCCTTAACTGATTCACCAAGAGCCATCGTTTTTTTGAGTTTATTTTTGACTTTCTGAATGTTGGCTTTGCCTGTATTGGAAATAACAGCCATAGGATTCTCCCTTAACCGTAATGAGAAGCCACTTGGCTCCTGTTAATAATTTGCTTTGTTTGAACTTGCAGGTTGACCATGCACGTTACTGGATAGCCGTTTTTATCAACCTGTGTATCAAGCGGCTCTGAAAGACTTTCGATTACACAGTTGGGGTAAATGGCTCGCTTGCCAATTTTGATGGTGACAGGCTGTGGAATGCGTCCAAAGGGGGTTGCATTATTTAATTCAGGACTTCTGAATTCTTCTAAATACCGTAACGCAAGGCTAACTTCAGAATATGCATCTTGCAGCGCATAAAACCAGATAGGAAGAGTAAATGAATGCGGCTGAGCGCCTTCCCATACCTGTCGTGATTGAATTAAGCTAATGGACGTTTGGCCTGATCCGGCTCCAATGCCGACAGTATCTTCTATGAGGCCAGATTGAATTACGCCGCCAGTCTTAGCAAACTTACTGCCCACAGCTTCTCCTTCGAAAGGAGAGTTCCAGTTATCTTGAACATCCTTTACTGCACCTTCAGATGTTATCCCACAGACCATGATTCCATTTTGCATAATCCACGTTTTAACGTGCGGTGAAACGGCGGGGTCATTAACCCCAACCGTTTTCCCGCCCCGCGCAGCCATCGCTACATACCTCTGGCTTTACGCTGCTTCATGGATTTTTTGCGCTTTTTGCGTGCTGCTGCGCTATTTGCTTTACGACGCGCTTTTTTCAAACCAGCTTTCTGTGCAGCAGAAAGGCGAGCTTTTCCGGAAACACGCTTTTTCTTAATGGTAACTTTGCCATCTTTAATGACTTTCACTTTCTTAAATGCTGCTTCGAGCAGCATGTCGTTACCATCTTTATCTTGCATGATGGATTCATAAATAAAGCCACCATCATCTGCTTCATTCGCCCCTTCAAGAAGAGCGTCTTCAGAACCCTCTGCAAAGGCCAGCACAATTTCACTGTCCTCTGCGGTTTCTTCGTCCAACACTTTTTTTAAGCGCGCGCCAAGGCGAGAACCGGCATCATCGTCTTCATTGTCAATGAAGTCTGTAATGTTTTCAGCAGAGCCGCCAAGGGACAGCAAAGCATTAGGCACTTCATCCCAAACTGCGGAATAGAACTCTTCCTCATCCTTAGAAACTTCCTCTTCCCCATCGAGGTCAGTAACGCCGATAACAAGGGCTTCAAGTTCGCTGTAGTCAAATTCGCCCTGTTCAACCCAAGTCATGACTGCTCCCATCGCCATCGCACGAAGACGAGCATCATCGATGCTTTTACCGTCTACCGTTACAGACTCAAAAAGCTGATCAGTACCAGCAGAAGTATCGGGCGAAGCTGGTTCGACACCAAGAGTTACAAGGCCAGCAAAATCAGAATCACGTTCAAAAACAAAATTTCCCATAATGTACCTACTTAACCATTTTTGGCTGGCCTGTGATGCGACGTGCAGAACCAGTAGGACAGACATCCCACTGCACAGACCACATATCAATTTTCAATTGCTTTACCGTCAGAACATACGGCTGATTGCCATCAACGGCAGGATTGCGAGGAGGAACTAAAGCACCGGACACCACGAGTTCATCGAGCTTTGTTTTCATGCCATCAGTAAGAATTTGCACCGTATTGGCATCATCATCATGCTGTGCGTTATGCGCTACTTCTTCATAGATGTGATCGATGAAATCCAGAATGTCCGTAACCCAACCAAAGCGACTGTAGTTTTCCAAATGATGCATAGTCAGGTTGTCGTCGATAATGACACCAGCACCGGTAGATGGAACTACAGGGTTAATGCGAGCCTTATAGAATGCATCACGATCTAATTCGCTATCTGGGTACAATGCCACGATGCCAGTGCGCTCAATAAATCCACGTTTTTCGCCAGCATGGGACATGTGGACGCATGGAGTAGCACCTCGAAACATAGAATTACAACGTGCCTTTGCTGCCGCTGCCGATCCGGAAACACCCCAAACAGTTTTACCACCACGCCAAGGGTCGTTGGCCTTATATGGGGCATGGTAGCAACGCATATGGCGAGAATTAAATCCTGCATCCTGAACCCATTTGATAGCGGCTTCCCGATTCAGGTACGGCGGTGCATCAAAGTCAAGTGAGCAATGTCGGAAGTCAGCAATGCTACCTGCATGAGCAATAACGTCCGGATCATAGTTACCACCTGCAAACAAAAGTTGAACAACGACATCTTCATTGCGGAGGAGATTCCATGCTTTTTTCCAATCTTCAGTGGTTGGAGTTCCGCCGTTCGTACCGCCCTTGAATGCAATTTGCGTAGGTCGTAAATCTTCGGATTCAATTGCACGAAGGGCATCAATTGCATCTTCCCAAGCGTAATTGTCGTTCCAGTCCACTTTGAATGCGCCCGACTGGTTTTCAAAAACAGTTTCAATGTACGCAGGAGCACCCATGTCGTCCGTATCATCTGGATCAATACCGACAGTGTGAGATTCAAGGACAACTTCTTCACCAAGCTCATTCTTATCAAGAAATGTCATAGTGAAGCGTTTTGTTTTTTCATCGAGCTCTTCGATTCGCAAAGAACGGTTAATGGAAGGATCGCCGTCAATAGGAGAGACAATCATCAGATCATCATCACCATTCAGCACCTCGGTTCCATAGGCTTTTGCATCAACGTCAAAATAGTTTTCAACCGGCGCAGACAACGTAAAGTACTGCCATTCTGCACCAAGCTTATCTGCGACAGGAGATTGCCCTGATGATGTATGCTCTTTCATACAGCGAATCAGAGTACCATCTGAAAGCTTTGCAATATCGCCAACCGCATATGACGTTGCAGCCTTCCATTCTCCCTTATCAGTGCCTTTGTGCTGGAAAAAAATGCCATAGTTATCGTTCAGAGATTCCGTAGATGGCTCAGAATCTTCTGAAGTGTGATTTACAAGAACACGAAGCATGGTAAGCTCATCAGAATGACGAACAATATCACCAGCAACGTAATCTGTTTTAGATTTCCATTTGCCACGGTCTACTGCACGACGCAGAGATAAGAGGGGGTATTTTGCATCTGCTGCTACAACACGAACAACTTGTACGTAGTTGCAGTCTTTTGTTGCTTCAGAGAGATGGCGAAGCCCTTCCATCCCTGCCATTTTTTTGGGCAACGGCTTACCAAAACGCTTCTTCCAGTTAGTTTCAAGAACCTGCTGAACAACGCCTACACGGCCTTTATTCGCCATAATTACCGTGCCGCCCACAGCAACCGCACCGCCTCCAGAGGAAAAGGTATTATCAATTGGCTCCTGAGTGTAAATTCCAGCGGCATTTGTAATTTTACTATTCATCTACGCCCTCACAATATTCAGAAAAAGCCATTTCGATTGCTTTTTCTTTATTGTTTTTTCCAGCCTGAACCTTGAAAGGTTTTTCAACACCTTCAACGGTCACAGTCCACCATCCGGTGCCAGAGTGCATGGCATCCTTCACCAAAGCAGAAAACTCTTCCAAAGTTACCTTTTTCTTGGTGACAGGATCACTTGCACTTCCTGCATCTGTTCCCGCTGAAGGGGGAGATTCCTCCCCCTCTTTATCAACAAGGGAAATTTGGATGGCTGGATAACGGCGTTTTACATCGGCAAGGAACTGATCTGTGAGCTTTGAACTTTCAAAGTCATGAGTCACAGTAGCGCCCCCAAAGAAACACAGGGTTTTTCTTTGATGGATAACTTCAACAGTTCGACCTGAATTATTTTTAAAAACTACCGTAACCATTGTGCCCCCCTTATTTGCGACGGAACTCAGTTACAGGGTTGTTTTTGATGGACAAGATCATGAAGTAGTCTTCGCCATCATACGGATGAATATCGCGATACCCCAAAGACCACAGGGTAGATTTGTACTGAAGTTCGGACATGACTGGATGCTTAAAGGACAATGCAGGAATAGCATCGCCAATGACGTAACCGGCTTCGCCATAGCCTGTGCCTTTAGCGCAGCACAAAAGCTTATTCGCAGGAGCGCTAGGATCAATGAACAAGTCATAGCGACCAAACAATTTACCGGCATAATGCGGCTGTGGAATTTCACGATAGCCAGCAACGGGTTCAAAGAATGGCGCTGGCATATAGCGGAGAATCGCAGCAGAAAGAGGATCAGCAACAATAGAAACAAGGCCAGACTTACGAGTTGCAAGCATCAGTTCAGAACTGATAGCAACCAACTTTTCATTCAAGGTCTGATAGTGTTCAAGCTTTGTTACGTCGCTGTAGTTAGCATCCCATTCGCGGACAGGAGAGTGCTCTGCGAAGAACCATAAGTCACTCAAGACTTTCCGGTCTTTGTCCATTGCAAGCAAGTTACGCATAGCTTGCATGTTCATGCTGCCGAGCTCAACATTGTGTTCGCGACGCATATTCCACAGTGCCTGAAGTGTGGTTCCAGCATTGATTGCGGATTCATGCGGGTAAAGCGTGCGACTTTCCATCAAGTGGTCAACACGCGGAATGAGAGTAGGGTCTTTTTCGATATCGACATCAAAGCCAATATGAACGGTAACATCTGCCGGAATTGGCTTGTCGAATTTAGGCTCAATCTTGCCTTCTGCATACTTGGCGGTGCCAAAGACCTGATAGACTGTGTCGCCGATGCTGAACTGCCCAGAAAGGTTGCCACTGCCGTTATCTGCGCCAACAACTTTGTGATCTACAATAATGCGACAGCGTTTTGGCTTAAGGGGGTACTTTGTCTCAAAAGCATCTGCGGTGTTAAGGTTAAATTCACCATTATCCCCTTTCTTTGTTCCATCACCGGATGGCGCTTGCCAGCGCTGATCCATGCAGGAGTAAGAACCATTGTAGTCCACATCGATAACGTCATTCTTCTTCAGCCCACCAAAAGTGCTCATCGCAACACGGGACATTTTGAAGATTTCAGACTGGTTCGCATGTGCTGGAATGTGAGTAGCAAGACGATGAGAAATACCTTGCAGCATTACTGGCAACACAAGGCCAATCATGCGATCGCGCATGATAATGCCATCAGAAGTATTCAGCGTTTTGCCTTCCTGCGCGTCGCTTGCCGAGTCCAGAATCATCTGAGCTTCATCTTTATACTCAGTACCGACGCTTTCAAAAATGGAGCCTGTGCCAGAAAGTTCATGCGAGTCAGCATAGAGCTTTATGCCATTTTCAATGGCTACATGTGCAGAAGCAAGGAGATCGTCAGATGGCATACCGTGTTTGTTACAATAATGCTGTAATGAACGGCTGTTCTGTGCCAGCAAAAGAGCACCAGATGCACCAACGCCTTCATAGACGGTGCCGGAGACAATTGATCCTTCGTTAAGAACTTTCTTCTGCTCAGCAGTTGTCATGAAAGTACCTTCGGCAGAAAGGACTGGGTACAGCAGTGCCTTTTTCATCTCTGCGGCACGGGTAGAAGTATCCTGAATTTGTTCAAGATATGCTTTAGTGTCACTCATAAAATTTCCCTTTAGAGTTCTGAGTTTTTTTAAATCAAAACTCACGCTAGAGAGCTTTTCCCAAAAAAGGGAGAGTGACATGATCTATCTGTCGTATTTCGCAAAAAAAAATCCCCTCATGCAAAAGAGGGGATTTTTAAATCTGTTTTACTACTACTTGTTTTTTGAAAGGTGATGTTTCCAGTTGTTAGCGTCATGGCGATCTTCTGGCATCATCTTAGAGGGAGGAGACATATCTTCATCAGGAACTTTAGGTTCATCAAGTTTAGCAAGCTCTTGTTTCAATACCCCTGTGACATAAGCGGCTAGCGACCCCGATTTCTTCCGCTCCCACCGCTCCTTGAGGGTCGGAACTTTATCCAAAAAGTGTTCATAAACACCGTACCGTAATGCATTCTCGGCATAAGTAATTGCAGTCTTTTGAGCAAGGCCGCAATCACAAAGAAGGCTGTAAAGTTCCTCTCCCCCCTGCTGTTCATCATTTGCAACTTCAAGTTCTGCAATTCTAGCATTTACACAAAACTCTACAGCACTGGACAACGTCCCAATTTTCTTCTGCATCCATCGCTCTTGATAGTCAGGAATTTTCTCAATAAGCTCTGTACATAATCCATATGTTACAGCCTTATCTGTGAGCACTGAAGTTTTATCCTCTCCAAGTCCCATTTCAAGTAGTTTTTTGAAAAGTTCTTCTTTCTCTTTTCCAAGAGTAATGACTTCGGGCTGCTGTTTAGTGTCAATAAAGAATGCGACACTGGCAACGGTACGCCCTTTTTTTACTGGCTGATATGAAACCTCTAAATTAGTAACTTCGTTGATTTCCTTCAAGCAAGGTTCAATCACTCGCATTTTTAAATTTTGCCAACGAGGGTGCTTATTTTCAATGCCTAATAAACTTTTGAGTAATTCGAGCTCAACAGTCCACGTTTTTAGGCCATGACGTTGATTTAAGTTCTCATAGAGCCGCCAAGCAACCGCAGATCGTATTTTGCTTACGTCTCGCAATCTGTATTTTGAAAAAGAGCCTTTGAGTTCTAACAGTAACGGCTCTATCTCTTTATTCAACGTAAAGGTAATATACCCGCCATCATAATCCGCACCAGTAAACCAGTTTCGAATTATCTGTTTTTTCCCTATCTGAGCCTCGTAAGGCTTTTCGTTAAATGCTCTAAAAATTTGCTTAAGCTGGTTATACGCTTTGCCCTTAGTAATATTGTACACCTTACAAAAATCACTAACATGAGTAGTTACGCTATAGTTTCCCTTCCTACTATCATAATGGGCAATGCAAAATGTTAAAAAACGTAGCTCCGTTAAGTCAAAACGGCATAAAAACGAAATTAACGAGTTGTCTTTTGCGACAACACTATTGTTCGTTACACCTGCTTTCTTTTCGTTATTACTGTTCGTTGGCATTTGGGCTTTCTCCTTCAAAGAACTTCTTTTATTTACAGCGAACAAGAACGCGGATCAAGCTCAAAATGAAAAAGCCATGAGCTTTATAACATCCTAAATGTAGCTTTAAAGACAACGGAAGGAAGTTCTTTCTTCTACTTTCCATCCCAAATGTAGCTTTTTATAAAAAAATAACTCACAGAACACCCCTATAACCTGTGCTACATAAGGGTTTAAGGGGTGTTTTCCGTACAAAAAAAGCTACAAATTAGGTTAATCCTAAATGTAGCTTCCAAACATCCTAAATGTAGCTTCAAACATCCTAAATGTAGCTTTCAAGCATCCCAAATGTAGTTTTAAGACATCCTAAATGTAGCTTTATAAGCAAAAAATACCTTTTTATCATTATATAAGTAAAAGAGTAAAAGAATAAATGCTTACTAAAAGAGTAAAAGTAGAAAAGAGTGGAAAGCCACTCATCTTCTTTTTAACCAATCTGATTTGCGTATTTAGCAGTTCCATCAAAAAAAGGAGCCGACACATTCCCTTTACATGTAATTTTTTCCTCACATTTGATATTATCAACATGTAGTGTACCGATCAGCCGATATGACCCAGTATGAGTCGTATTAGCCTTCTTCGTTTCCGTAGCCGTCCCACCATCAGATGCAGCAGAAGACACATTTCCAGATAAATAAATTGTAGGAGCTTCCAATGTTGCAGACTTAGTTGCCCTTACCTGCGCTTTCCCACCAGCTTTTGCTAAGATATCCTTCTTACAATCAAGAGTTGAATTTCCTTGAACCGTAAGAATTGAATCTCCTTCCACTGTTCCAATAAAATCTTTCCCAACAATAAGTTCCGTATTCTCTTTACTGGAACCAAATAAATTCTTTTCTGAATGTGCAGTGATATTTCCATCACGATCTATCTCTACTGCTGATCCACTTACTTTTTGTGTAACTCGAATTTCACCTGTAGGGTCAACAACTTCTACAAGAACGCCATGTTGATCAATGACGGTATCCCGATGATAGCCAACGGGACTAGGCTCTAACTCACTTCCAATTCGTTTATGGCTATAAATTTCTTTCCCTTTCCAAGCTTCATCCGGCAAATGACAAACATTATCCGGACAATAATGAACACTCCCCGTAATACGTGGCTGTCGCGAATCTCCATTAAACGGAAAATCGATCCAAACATAATCTCCGACCTTTACCGGAGTAATAGCCCCTTCATTTAACCGAGCACCAATTGGAAGTTTATACGTTGCCCACGGCAAGTCTTTTTCTTTCATCCCGTCAAATAAAGACTCAACAAAAACCTGCACTCGCATGAGATGCTTAGGGTCATGCACATTAATGACACGTCCAATGTATTCTTCTAAATACTTCTTTTGGGATGTCCCAATTACTTGCTCAGTCATAAAACAGTAACCCCTTTGACTCTACAGTAATATTTTTCTTGAGAGTAATAATGAGCCACAAGCCATGCCACCACTCTTTCTGGCATACTTTCATCAAAAATACGTTCATCATCTTCGAGATTCCAAACCAAATCCAAAGTCATGCCAGCCGTTAAAAAGCCATTCCCAACACAAGTAAAATCAATACTCGGATTCGGTGTTATTCCTATTTTTTTCAAAGTTCCTTTATGTTGAGATGGGTATAATTCAGAAGGCACCTTTTTATCGCTCGTGCTAGCCTTCACAAAGCCTTTTGTCAGGTTCCAGCCCTTATATTCGCGTTTCACCTTATCTCGCAGCAAAACCTCACCTGAGAGCTTTTTATGCTGTATAATCTGATTAGCCTGTCTGCTATCATTGTGGTGATACGTAAAATCTGCTTTTTGACTCATTCCATCTTCTAATCGAGAAAAACAGACATGATCCCGCTGGACATAGATATGCCCTCCTTGTTCCTGCGCTAGTTGATTCAACATTGCAGTAGGGCGTTCTCCAACAAGGATATGGTAATCTTCTACAGAAAAGCACCTTGAAGCTTTTACCTGTAATGTTGGAAATAGTTTTTTAAGACAATATGTCGGGTGACGCCTAATAAAAGCTCGCGCTTTCATTGCTGGCTTTTTGAGCTCCCATACAGGAGAAAATAGGCAGTTAATAACGAGTATGCTTTCAGATTTTGATAAGCTAAGAATATTGAATAATAACAACTCTTGCATACCATCACGGGTATAGACATCAGCAAGAACAAGCTCTAATTTATCGCCCTGTTTTAGGCGCAATTTATCTTGAATATAAGCTAAATCGTCATTAAATTTTAAAACTAACTTAGGAGCAGCTAGTGTCATTTCTTCGACAAAAAGAAATGAATGAAGGAAGGCTAAGTCAAGCTCCTCTCCAGACTCTTGATGTATAATTTTTTGAACAAGGTTAAACTCTTTCATCATAGAGCCTTCTTCGAAAATCGCTTAATGTACGACGTGCATTCACCAATGATAGTAATAGGGTCTGGAATCTCAATTCCAGAACCAACAAGCATGGTTGTTTCAACTGTAATTTGCGTGGAGATAGCATACAGACGTCTATCTGGAGATTTTTCAGAGATGTCATCAAACATGATAGACTTTGGGTCTAATATCGAACAGGGGAGATGGAATAAATCATCATCTCCGCAGAATTTAATAGGGGCAACAAAACGAGTATGCTGACGAGTAGTTACATAAGCATACCAAGCAAGCTGCATAAGCTCGACGGTTTGCTTGTCCCACGCAATAAACATTATCGTATAATCAAGTGCTAACGGCAGAAGTTTTGCTTTAACAGATGCAGCCAGTCTTTCCCCATAACCTACTCTGTAAGGGAATTTGGCAACTCGATCTCCGTTTGAAATCGTTGGTGGTCGAAAATAATTAACAATTGGCAAATCAGGTAGATCATGCCTCTTCCCTTCCCCCTTCCTTGCTGCTCGAATCTCTTTTAGCACCTCAGAAGCGGTACTTTTATCAATTCTGAACATCCACCTTTGCGGCTCTTTATCCAGCAATCTGTTAAAAGAATCAGAATTAGTATGAGCAAGATTGTCGAACGCCCCCTTAATAACAGCGCTCAATGCTATATCGACGGTGCGAAGCTCTGAGAATTCTAAATTATTCATTAACCTCAAGCTCCCCAATTGCATCAAATGGTATACAGTAGTGCTTTACACCGATGACTGGAGCAACACCATGCGAAGCACTATGTAAAATGTACATATAGACTTCTTTTATTTCAGTGTCGTCCTGCCCAATCATCTCCTTCCACATAACAACACTTTGCCTTGGAATAGAATCTTCCTTTAGCAGTAGAACCATTGGGCTACTATCGTCTGGACTACCTGCTATTGAATCACCGCCATCAGCATATGATGAAAATAACTGTCCTTCCTCTACATGAATTTTAGCCCTGCTTGGAATCGGATCAGCATAGGAAATAGTAAGGCTGTCAGATTCAATTCCAGTTGCAAAGTCTTGAACTAAAACATTTTCCTGTGAAGTAGTGGCTGATTCAAGGTTTGCTTTAAAAATTAGACAATCAAAGGCTTCTGGATGCTGATCCAGCATTGTCTTAAAATCTTTAGAGACAACCAAGGCCGTCGGCCTATGGTCACGAGGGGTGAGTTTTTCTGCTAGCATTACAAGCTATACTCCTTAGCAATGGCTTCAACATCTGCACCAGTCAGCCCATTTTTATCAGCAAACTTGACAAGAGCTTCATCTCTCCCAACACCGATAGAGTCCATAGCATCAAGAAAGCCACGCATTTTGTTCACGATAGCTTCTCGCTTGACTTTTGCCTCGGCCTTTTGAGCGCGCTTTTTAAGGGCTTTATTTTCAGCGATACGTGCATCCATATTCTGCAATAATTTTTTATATTCTTTGCGCATTGTTTTATCCCCTACCTTTTTCCCTATTGCAGTCTTAGCTTTACGGAACTGCCTATACGCATCTTTCGCATCTTTAGAATCTTTTTCAGACCCCTTTGCGCGTTTCATTTGTTGTAGTTCTTTGGCGGTCAAAAATTTTGTGCTGGCTTGATCTGTGTATCCTGCGGAATCGGCCTGTAGCTGCATCTGTTTTGCTAGCAACGCATGAACAGAAGGGGATTTAAGTTGCTGAAACACTTTCAAAACATGCTTACAGCAAAAACCTTCCAGCTTTGGGTTTCTTATTTTGGGAAAGTCCGTCTCTTTGGGTGTTAGTGCGCAGTTAGAGACAGTTGCAAGGTAACGATACCAATATTGGTGCCTACCACAACTGCATTCGAAGCTGATCCGGCCTACAGCCGCACGCTTGGCAGCATGTGTGTAGCCTTGAGCAGCAGTCATATGGTCATACCATTCCTCAAGTCTAATGCGGACTTGATGATGCTGTTTGCCATTCTTTCCGGAAGCAGTAACTTGAAAATTTAAATTATTGCCGCGAATCCGGTACAGCATTGCATTTTTAATCTGCTGTACTCTTTCCTTGTCAGCCATGTGGCTTGCCTGTTCAAGTCTGAGTAAAGGAACACCTTGAACGCTGGATTTCTCGACACGTTTTACTCGAACAGCAGCACGCTGAAATGCTTTTAACTCTTCAACAGAGTAAGTGACTGTTTTGCCGCCTTTCCCATAAGGCAAAACAAGTGGCTTTCCGGATTTTAAGTGTTTTTGAATCAAGCTTGGGGTTAATAGGCCTGTCGCGTCCTTGCGCTCTTCTTTGTTTTCCCGCCTGACTGCATTAAGCGCCTTTTCAAATTTTCGAAAATCAGTTTGCGTCAACTTCGACATTTACCACCGTGCCTTTTTCTCAAGGTCGGTATAGTGCTTAATCCGATTACGAACCCATGCCTTTGAAGGGAGAACCAGAATTGTTCCGGCTACAATTCTGCCACGCATATCATCGAGTTTAGCGGCAATAAGGATTAGCCACTTCAACTCCGCAGTTTTGTAGACGTTGTAGCTAATTAAATCGGCTGACAATTCTTCATTTGGCTGCACTTCATATTCAGTCCAATCATCAATGGTTGCTACGCCCTGTCTCTCTCTAATTTCTCGATAAAGAGGGACTCTACGTAATTCATCAACAATATTTTCAGGGGATAATCTTGATATCATAGCCATACCTAACCACCTTTACATGTAGATACGTCACATCTACCCCCGCCTACTCCTTTTTTCAAAGATGTCGTGGTAACTGTGTCACATATTGCAAATATCGGTACTTAGTAATAAAAAATATTACTAAGTATTGACGTTGGGAATATGTCCGCATATAGTAAAAAAAATGATGAAGGAGCGAGCTTATGGATTTTGATTCTGAAATGCTTTTCTCAGAAAAGAAACGTTTAGAAGAAAAGCAAAAGAAGAAAATATCTAGAATCGAGCCATTACCGGCACAGCGTAAAAGAATTTCTTCAATTGCACATGCTGTTAAAAAGCATTTTGGCGATGAAGCAATCTGCCGCGAGATTGAACTCGACCTCGCTGATCCTTATGAGCATGGCTTTGATGAGGAAGAGATTGCAGAGGAAAGTGCATGGGAATTCCATGTAGCATTTAACAAGGGTGATCTTGAGCTTTCTTTTTTATTTTCATTGAAAGGGAAAGAGACTGGCTCTTTTTTCGTGATTTGTAGCTTTCTTGATGATTCAGAAACATACGAAAATGTACCCGTGGATGCTAAGAAAGTTATAAACTACATCCAGACACAGATTCATGAAGAGTCGCTGACTGAAAAGCCAGCCGATGTCGAAAAAGAGACTCCTACCGAAGAGGAGGTACTTAAAGAAAATGAAGCTAAGGTACTACGTCAATTGCGAAAAGCTGTAGCAATAGGACGTAATCACGTTAAGTCTGGGAAAAGCAGTGAATATGCTTCTAAGCTGGAAGAAAATAAAAAAAAATTAAAAGAATTTTCTCCGGAAACCTTTGCAGAGCTCGCTGAGAAATACCCAGACATTAATGCTCCTTCTTTAACAGCAGAAGACGACGCTTTCCCAACAATCAATAACGCCAAGAATATGGATGAGCTTGAAGCAGCGTTTAAAAACATTATGGGGATGATGCGGTGATGGATTTATACGTTATACAGGTTTTGCAGGAAGATCGTTGGCTTACATTAGCTGGAGGCTCACTTCATTCACGTAGCGACGAAGCCGTAGCAGACGATTTTGCTACTTACGAGGCTAATAACGGGGTTCCGGCATCAGATACTGCGATACACCTTGTCCAAAGGCTTGCGACAGAGTCAAGACATCTCAAACGTAGTATTATGCGCGTCGCAAGGCAGAACGCTACTACGGGAAAAGTTTATCCTGTTTGGGAACAAATAGAAGCCGGTAAGCCTGAAGGCTGTAGCCGTGGCTAAAAAGCCTTGCGACCATCCTTTGTGGGCGAAGTTTTTATCATGTTTTGTAAATGGTAGGTGCAAGCACGGCCACACTGCTGCGTGTTCTGAAAAGCATCTTGAAGAGGCTCGTGAGGAATATCGCAAGAATGGGCGTGGCCTTAACTTAGTGATGGAGTCTCCAGAAGTTTGGGACGAGGTGCTCTTAGTTATGAAAAATTTTCAGGGAACTGCTTTGTTGCAGTGCAAGAAGAACAGCGATGAGTAATTTACAAAAGCCACTTCCAACCTCGCTTATTCCTGCTGGAACTCGACTTTCTGTAAAGATTGGAGAGGCATTCGCATCGGTTATGACAAAGTATGAAAGCTACATTCTTGAAGAAGGGCATTTTGTGCATGTTTTCGGGTTTGGGATTGATGAAGTTATTCCTGTAACAAGCATTGTTGATCTTCAAAAAGTCAAAGGCTGGCGTCATGTCCAGATGGATTCCCCTAATCTTTTTGCAAAGCTTGTTGACCAGCTTGAAGTTATGACGGTGTTAGCCAAAGAACACTGTTCGGAACAGCTTGAAGCAATTCAACAGTCAGAAGCTCTTATTAAAAAGGCTAAAAAGGAAAAAAGTTACGAAAACGGAGATTGCTAATGAGTGTATACCCAGTGTTAACAACACGCCAACCGTGGGCATGGCTGATCTTACAAAATCAACAGCCTACATCGCGCAAGAACATCGAAAATCGAAGCTGGAAACTTCCAGAAAAGTATCATGATACACCGGTGTTAGTTCATACTAGTGCTAAACCGCTATTAAATCCTCAAGCGTGTATTCATGAGCTTCAAGCTCGAAGTTTTATCTGTGATTCTATTCAGCCGCATAAAGATGAAGCAACTATAGCTTTGGCAGGTCATATTGTCGGAGTAGTCCGGTTCTCAAACTGTTTTTTCAACAAGGTGTTTGATTTTGGGGAAGATGCACAACACTTTGTTCATAGTGGCAGTAGATGGTGCGATATGGACTCCAAGTTCTGGTGGCAAATTGCCAAAGCCAAAGCGATTACGCCCGTACCGGCAAAAGGCCGATTAAGTTTTTGGCAATTTGACTATCCGCATATTGCAGAATTGGAGGGGTTTTAAGATGAGTATTTGCGCTGATTTGATTTGTGACCTGTGCCAGAACAGGCATGTCGAAGGAAGTGTTTGCTTTGGATGTGTTGATTACGATTCATTCATGTTCAAAGCTGATTCACTCGAAGGTGCGCTTGAGCGTGCGCAGATTGCTGAAGCAGAGATGAGTGAGAAGCTTCAGGGGTACATGCAGGAAAATACACATCTCCGCGCCAAACTGAATGCAGAAGAAAGGCATAAACAGCATTGGATGCGTACTAGCACTACTCTTGTTTCATGGATTCGATCAAGCGATGAACGAATTAAAGAATTAAAATCCATTTGCAAGGAGGCTGTCGAGATCCCGACAAAGGTGGAGCACAGCAAAGAATGCGACGGTAATTGTGCAAGTTGCAAGTATGCTCACGAGTCCTGCACTGTAGGGCAAGTTGTATTAAGACTCAAAGCAGCAGGAGAGGAAAATCCTGTGGTCTCCGTTACCGTGAGCCAGCCTGACGAAGAGCTCTTCTACATTCAGGATACCCGTGATTATGTTGGTAACGATCTTCTTTTTTGGGGAAAAGATGGAAAGGGCTACACCTGTCACATCAATCAGGCCGGAGTATATACAAAAAGTGAAGCGATTCGCCTTAACCAAGAGCGCTACACAGATGTTCTTTGGCCTAAATCATATATTGATGCACGAATTGGAACATCCGTTGATGCTCAGCATGTCAGTATTGAAGAAGCGCTTGCCGGAACAGGCATTGTGTTAAACGAAGCTCCGAAACAGGTAACTAAACCAGATCACTGCTGGAAGTGTGGCAAGTTCGTATCAAAAGATCGCTCAACCCCTGAGTGTCCACATTGTGACACCGATTTATCAAGTTAGGAGGGAGCTATGAGTTGCGCTGTAAAAGAAGAATTTTATGTTGTTCCCGATATGCCTTTCTTAGAAATCAGTAGAGACGGTCTGGTGCGGTATGTAAAGAGTCAGCAAGTGCTCATTCAACATACTAAAGAGCATCACAATGGTACTGTTAGTGTTTTCATCCGTTTTATTTGCCCAGAACGAAAGCGGAAACGGTGTAAAACAATCAATACCATGCTTGTTGAAACCTATGGGCGTGGTGCCGCTGCTGCCGCTGGCTATATTGAACCTCGTAAAAAACCAAAAAAAACTGGGTTATGCCTTGTTAAAAGGCAAAAGCAACAAAATGCCAACCTGCGTAGTTGTACCACTTGTGGCAAGCCCACTTTTAACTATCGCTGCCAAGACTGTTGGGCAGAGCTCAGAAAAGAATACGAGGTATAATTAATTATGCGCGAAATTTTATTTTCAAACCTAGCAAACCGTGAATTGGACAAGTTTATTGCGGAAGGTATTGGACTTGAAGGGGTCGCATGGAAACCAACACCGTTCGAGATAACTCCAGCCTTGATATACGAAGGGAAAACGGAGTTGCCCTGCCCCGTTCCGTATTTTAGTGCGGAAAAAGATACGGCGTTCTTATTACTTGAGAAGATTCGAGAAAGAGCGCAGACATTGGTCGTAACATGGGAACGTGGTGAAAAATGGGATGTTTGTCTTAAAACATTAGATGGTGTTGTTTTCACAGCGTCACATAAAGAATACGCTCGGACGGTGGCATTAGTTGTTTGCGACTTCTTTGCGCATAGTCGTAAGGAGAAGTAATGCGTACCCATTCCATTTTCGTGTTTGTTTTCTTGCTGATTACAGGACGTCATACTTTCCTGTTGTTAGTGGAAAGTCTTAATGCTGGCTTTTTGTTTGGGTACATAGCAGCGATAATCTCTCTATCTGTACATTGCTATGCATTGTTGAACTATGGATTTGTTATTGTATATCCAGAAACCGCAGAGATTCATTTGCGAAAGAAAAGTAAAAAGGTGTGCTACGAGCAGCTTGTAGAAACAGGCTTTACACCGGAAGAAGCTCTGCAAATTATCTCTCGATAAAAAAAACCCCTCCCGAAAAAGCCGTTCGGGAGGGGCAAAACGGAGTTTGCATACCATAAAAATGAACAGCAAAGATGTTCTCAGGCTTGCAAACATTCTTTTTTCTAAGCTCGCCAAAAAGCTTAGAAGAAAGTCAGATTGAAGCTTTATTTTAGGCATTTTCTAGAGATAGTCAAATTGTTTCATCAAATTGAGATTCGTACTCTAGGTACTCTTTGATACTGTGTTCTACAGTTATTTTATTCCATGTAGAAAGAGGGCTTTCTTCTACATCTTCTTCGATGTCTTCAAGCATTTCAAACATAGTTTCTAAGTAGCTATTGGTAACAGGCGGCATCATAGCTGCACAAATGCACATTAACACAGCTTTATGCCCACCATTAAACTGTGTCCAATCTACTCGATAGATTTTTCTCCCCTTATCATCTTGGAGAATATCAATCTTACTGCCTTCTGTATTTCCCTGAATAATGAATCGCGTAATATTGTCGTTGTAAGTTACTTGGCGTAACGATTGCATCGAAAAATTATAGTCCAAAGCGTGATATAACGTAGGACGTTTTTCATACAAATCATCAAATGAAAACGGAGTGGTTCCATCTATGACCATTGCTCCGGTAATATCTTCAATTAAAACGCTAAACCCTTTCTCAACATACTGTCGCAATCTTTCTTTCAGTTCTGGAACCCATTCAGATGCTTCGAGGTTGTTTGGGTTTGCGGGTGTGCAGCTATGAATATAAAGCAACTGGGCTTCATAATCATAGAGTGCGACAGCTAAGTGTGGCTTTGAGTCCATCATAGCAAGACATGCAATAGAAATTTTACCCAACATTATCTAAGAACTCCAATGCTTCTTTTTTGAAATCATCTTCAACGCTAGTCGTTTGTTTTTCTTCACGGATCATCGGCACATAGTCTGCGAGGAAGAAGAAACAAGTTGTGTCACATCGGTCAGGAGAATGAATCCCTTCTGATCGCATTTTTTCCTTTGAGAACATTTGATAACGGCCTCTATCATCAATCCTGTATGGCAGCTTTGATGCTTCTTTTACCCAATCTTTACTTTCAACCATTTTGAACCGTTCTTCAAAAATAGCTTCACGTAATTTGAGATGAGCAAATGCGCGTAGGTTTAAGTAGCGCTTCTGATCTGCCCTTGTGTGAGTAGGTAAGCCCCAATGAATCGGTTGTACCGGTATCCCCATTTCTTCTAGTTCAAGAATAACTGTACGCCCTGCACCATCTCCATCAACGACAATTGACAAATTGGGATACTTAGGGTTCCGGTAAATAGTCGCAAGTAGCCGAGCAAATTCTTTTTCATTTTTATCTACAAAGGATTCCTGTTCTACACAAATAACCTTTCTTTCTATGCCATAGCCGCCAACTCGAGCAATCGTATAGACAGATGCGTCACGATGAGTACCCTCACCAATGTCGGCAGTTAATACCCACCCCCATTCTTCATTTGGAGCAAAGAAAGTTGTGTAGTGCTGACTTTGTTCTGCCCATTGCTTTGGAATAAGGTAGCCAGATAAATTATCTGGGAGACGACCTAAAACCTTTACTTGGTATTCTGGGCTGTGATGTCCACCGTATTCTACAAGCTTTTCTGCGATAAATTTTTTAGAAACGAGTGGGCTTTCTTCCGAGTTAAGAATAAACGCATCATAGATACCGCTTTCGTTGACTTCCTCACCATCAATAGTTTTGGCAAGAGTTGTCATTGCTTCGGCAAAATGTCCATTTGGTCTGGTTGGCTGTGAAGCCATTAAATAGCGATTTCGCTCTTCGGTAAGCGCACCACGTAATACACCGTGGTTTTCATCCGGAACGCCAGATGCTTCGTCAACCACGATTAAAAGGTTGTAGTTGTGCTGTCCTGCAAGGTTTTCAGGATTTGCTTTACTGGTTGTTTTAGGGAGGACATACCAGCTATCTTTAAATCCTTTTACATAATACCGTTTTGCTTCCTTCACGAAATGAGG